GTATTGTTTAGCATTTCTCCTGTTTGTTTGTAATGTTCTATTTTATCATGAAGCATTTTGTTGTATATAAACCTCACACAACCAAATACTTTAGATAGATATTCTTCTTGTTCTTTTGTTGGGTATATTCTGTATTTATATGCTTTTAGCAAGTTTACGCCTCCTTTCCTTGTGATTCTATATATCTTTTAATTACTTCAATTGGTTCACCACCTGTAGTAAGCAAACAATAGCTTCTTGACCAAAAATATTCCTTCCAAAGTTGTTGCTTGATTTCAGGAAACTCTTTCTTTATCAATCTCGATGAAGCGCTTTTATATGCATTTATGAATTTTGACAACTCTGTGTTAGGATGTGCTTTGAATAATATATGCACATGGTCTTTATCATGATTCCATTCTTGTAATGTTATATTATAATTATCTTGTATTTTCTCAAATATTTCTTTTAGTCTATTTGATATATTGTCATCAATAACTTTTCTTCTATATTTAGTTACCAAAACAAGATGATAATATAACAAGAATACTGAATGGTTGTTGGTATCTAATCGCATTGTATTTGCTCAACTCCTTCCTCTAATACTGATTATATCATAAAGGAAGGAATTGTCGAGCGACATTCATCACCCACTTATAGAAGTGGACGACTTCTGTCGCTGGTTAGTTAAAATTAGTGATAAAATGAAACTTCTCTATATCAGTATTTCTAAAGCTAAATTTAGAAAGTTTGGATTTAGAAAACTGAAGGAAGAGTATGTTTTTAACACAAGTAAAAGAGTCTCGGATCTTTATTTGTGTTAAAAACAGTAGTGAGGTTGTAGAATGAGATAGACCTTCTGGTTCTACTTCTATGTTTTTAACACAAGTAAAAGTATTTGCTCTTTATTTGTGTTAAAAACAGAATGAAGTTAGGTGTTTTATTCTGATTTATTTCTTCATGGTTTTCTAATTTAACTGCATTTTTATTGTGCTGTTTTGTGTAGTTTTTTAAGTTAACTGCAGATTTTTTATAGGTTTATGTGCTCAAAATTAAGTTAAATGCAGGTTTAGTTGAATATTATATAGTGGATAGATTTAGCAAGGGGGATTATATGGTTAACCGCAAGTCTGTTTCCAATACTCAGAGAAGTGAAAAGTACGAAAAGCAAATAGATGAAAGAATTGAGGCTGCTCTTACTGCTCGCAGTGAAGAAGAGTTAAAGAAGGCTATTGAGATTGATAGCAGTAACAAACTGTATAAGGGTAAGAGGCGTTCCAGGAAGAGGCCTAAGTTCTGGGATATTAATCCTTTGAATTTGATTACTGTTTTTGAGGCTAAGGAAAGAGATGCCACTCTGTCTTTTGAGCTGCTCCGCAGGATGTCGGAGCGTAATGCAATAGTTTCTGCGATTATTAATACCCGGATTAATCAGGTTTCTAGGTTTTCTTATCCTGCTCGGTTGAGGGACGACAGGATTGGGTTTAAGGTTAGGCCTCTGGATCCTAAGCAGGAGATAGACGAGAAAACTAAAAAAGAGATTACTGAGATAGAGAATTTCATCCTGAACTGCGGGGTAGAGGATGGAAGTGTTCGGGATGGGTTTGGAGAGTTTTTAAAGAAGATAGTTAGGGATAGGCTGGTTTATGATGCAGTGTGTATAGAGCTGGTCAGGAATAGGAATGGGGAGCTGGTTGCGTTTTATGCGGTTGATGCTTCGACTATTAGGATAGTGCTTCCGCATAAAGAAGGGGATGGGAGGTACACTGATCCTACTCCGGATGATGTAGGGTATATTCAAATAGTTAACGGGGAGAAGGTTGCGGAGTTTACTTATGACGAGCTTGCTTATGCTGTTTTTTATCCCCGGTCGCATATAAATTCGTACGGGTATGGGTACTCGGAGCTTGAGATGCTGATTAAAGAAATTACTGCGCATCTGAATGCATCTGAGTACAATTCCCGGTATTTTAGCCAGGGCGCTCTGCCTAAAGGGGTTTTGAATTTTAAGGGTGGTAATCTTACCAAGGAGAGGCTGGATGATTTTCGCAGGCAGTGGCAGGCGCAGGTTGCAGGTTTAGTCGGTGCTTGGAAGATGCCGATTATCTCTGCTCCTGATGTGCAGTTTATAGAGCTTCAGAAGTCCAACCATGATATGGAGTTTGGTAAGTGGATGGACTACCTGGTCAATGTGATCTGCGCTGTGTATTGTATAGACCCTGCTGAGATTAACTTTCCTTCCCGCGGTGGTTCTGGATCAGATTCTCATGAATCGGCTTTATTTGATAACTCCTACGAGAACAAGCTTAGGCAGTCCCGGGATAAAGGTCTTTATCCTCTTTTAGACTTTATTGCTAGTACTATCACTAGACACATAGTGTGGAAGATTAACCCTAACTATGTGTTTGTGTTTGAGGGCCTTGATCGGAGAATGGGAATGGAGAAGCTCAAGGCCCAGGAAATTGAGCTGCGCACTTATAAAACCATCAATGAGGTGCGCAGGGAAGAGGATCTTCCGGAAGTTCCCAATGGTGATATCATTCTTGCTCCCGAGTACATCAACTACCAGCTTAAGCTTAGGGAGATGGAGTATGAATGGAAGCGGGAGCAGTTAAGGGTTCTAGAGGAACTCATAAAGGAAAATTTAAAGTTAAGGAGGAGTAATAAAGATGTCTGACGTAAAAGAACCTTCTGTCCAGCCTACTTTGAGAACTGGACAGCCTACTTTCAAAACTGGTCAACCTCAGTTTGAAACCAATAAACCAAATTCTGAGGTGTGATGAATATTCCGGTCCTCTCTCCTCGCCCCACCTCCCTTCCTCCTTCCTGGCTCTACTGCCCGGCAGCCCCCCGGCCGGGCAGTAGGGATACTGTAGTGTGAGGTGATGCCTAACAATGGAAGTGCTTTGCAACATAGAAGTGGATATTGAAAAGTCCTACAACGATTCCGGTGAGGGTAAAAGATACATATTTGGAAAAGCCTCAACACCGGATCTGGATACAGTTGGTCATTACGTTCTGCAAAAGGGGTTAGACATATCCTACTTTGTTGACTATGGTTTCTTTAACTGGGATCACCAGAATACCCCCGATGCCATAGTCGGCTACCCTTACAAAGAAGAATGCTATGTAGCCGAAGACGGCTTTTATGTAGCTGGAGAGCTTTTTAAAGGACTTCCTCTGGCTGATAAGATCTGGGATCTGGTGGTCACCCTCAAAAAGAGCAACTCCCCCCGAACTCTCTACTTCTCACTGGAAGGGAAGATTGAGGCTTATGAAGGAGAGAAGCCGCATCAAGCATCTCCGGATGGAGGTCATACCGTCATATCCAAAGCCAAAGTCTACGAAGTGGCTATTACCAAGCGTCCGGTTAATCCTCAAGCTACCATGGATGCTTTGGTAAAGTCGCTGGTTAAGGCTGTGGATGTTGGGTATGTGGTTAATCCTCATGAAATGACGGAAGGTATAGCTGCCTTACGCGCTGAGTCAGTAGATGAAGCTCTCAAAAATCTGTGCTTTATTCTGGAAAAGTGCAATGAGTTCAAAACCTATCTCCTCAACAAAGGAGAGTTAACCCGAGAAGAAGCATTCTTGTACTCCATACTTACCTGTCCTAGGTGTTTAAGAGTACTTGAGGCTTATGACGAAATCAAACAGTAACTATGGAGGTGTGCATTACAACATGCTTTCTAACATCATCAAGAAATCAGTGGAAGAGATTGAGGCCCTGTTAAGCCTCAACAAGTCGGAATCTGAAGAAGAAACTGAGCTCAAAAAGAGCGCTGAAGCAGGTTCCGAAGAAGTGGATACTGGTGAAGCCAAAGCAGAGCAGAGTGATGAGCAGGAAACTGCAAAGGCTGCTGAAGAGGCTGAAGAAGATGCAGAACAGGAAGAGACTACCAAAGAAGAACTCAAAGTGGAAGACGTTCTTAAGTCTCTTCAGGATGTTATGCATAACTGGGCTTCTCAAGTGGATGCTTTGGTGGAATCCCTCAAAAAGAAAGACGAGGCTGTGAAGATTCTGGCCAAGTCGATAACTGAAGTCAGCACATTTGTGGACAACCTTTCCACCAAAATAGAAGAGGTGACTGGTCGTCTGGAGAAAGTTGAGAAGACCCCAGTTCGTAAATCAGTAAAAGTCGACGCTGCCCAGAGATTTCCTGGAGACAGCGACAAAGGTAAAGAAATGAAGAAATCGCTTTCTCCTGATGAAATTCTGGACAAGCTCTTCAACTTGGTTGTTGAAGGCAAAGTTTCTGAAGCTGAGTTTGCTTCCTTCAACGCCTTCAAAAACGTTGAAGTTCTTTCTAGTAATACTAAACAACTGCTTGGAATAAACTAAACCTTATTTGAGATAACACTCGGAGGTGTGATATATCTATGTCCTACACTTTAGGATTAGCAACTCCCAGCGATCTTGGGTTTGACCTTAATGATCAGCAGGCAATAATGCAGCTTAAAAAAGCAGTAGATATGGGGTATGAGGTCAATCCATTTAACATGACCTCTGGTATTACCCCGCTGCGTATGGAAGTTGTAGACAAAACTCTCAAGGTAGTTACCTATACTGAACAGCATTTTAAATTCTTTAGAGATATACCAAAAGGCAAAGCTTACTCAACCGTTGAACAGTTCATTCGTTTGACCAGCTATACTCAGTCCAACAACAACGTGTTTGTTCCCGCAGGTGAAAACCCACCTGAAGAGTATGCTAACTTCGAAAGAGGTGTAGCATACGTTAAATATCTGGGAACTCTCCGTTGGATCACCCACCCAACCACTTTGGTAAATACCTACATCATGAATGCAGTTGCCGCAGAAAACCTGGCTGGTGCTCGTCAGATTGCACGTCAGCTGGAATGGGCTCTCTTCTGGGGCAACTCCAAACTCAACATCGGTGGTTCAGAATGGCTGGAGTTTGACGGTCTCTACAACCTGGTAGAGAATACCTACGATATGGAAGGCCAGCCGCTTACCGAACCCGTAGTGAACAACATCGTCCAGCTAGTCATGGACAACTATGGATTTCCTAACAAATTCTATCTACCGCCAGCCGTTTACAGCGACATCTTGAAACAATTCATGACCCTGCAGAGAGCATTCCTTCCTGCGCCTAGCAATGCTACTGCTGGCCCGGAAGTAACCAAGCTCTTCACTCAGGCAGGACCGATTGACATCGAGTCCACCTTCTTCCTTGGTATTGGAGATCTGCGCTGCCCGCTCAAACAGCCTCCTGAGGCAGCCACTCATGCTAGTGCAGCTACCGCTCCTGCATCCGTAACCGCTGAACTCAGCCTTGCTGATGACGGCGGAGACTGGGCAAAATCTGGTGCTACCGGTCTTACTGTCCAGTATAAAGTTACTGCAGTAAACCGCTACGGTGAATCTGCTCCGGTAGAATCAGCTGCAGTCAGCATAACCTCTGGTGATCTTCAGAAATCGGTCACCCTTACCATTACCAATGCTGCTTCGGTAGTGAATGCTCCTGCCTACTTCAACATTTACCGCAGCGATAACGGAGGTAAGTACTACTGGATAGCTTCTGTACCTGCTGCCAGCATTGCTTCCGGCGGTACCACCACCTTCAAAGACGTCAACGACACCATGCCCGGAACCTATACTGCGTTCCTCGGCGAACTCTCACCCAACGTATTAGAGTGGAAAGAACTCCTTCCGCTTACCCAGGTGCCCTTGGCCCAGATCCAACCGGCAATCCGTTGGATCCTGCTCATGTACGGCGTTCTGATTATGTACGCACCACGTAAGTGGGTTGTCGTTAAGAACATTGGGCGTCTGGATGACTCCAGCCTGGAGTTCTAATCTAACCAACCCTTGGTAATGCGGGAGGGGGGATCCCCCCTCCCGCTTAACATAGATTGAAAGGGGAAATGTATATGCCAAAAATACGCAACTTACGCCTTAAAGGACTGCGTTCTATAACCGCTCAAGGCGTCATTCAGTTTGACAACAACGGAATAGCTGAAATCAATGATCGGGAGCTGTATTTGGCTCTTCTAAAAATACCTGGCTTTGAACCTGTTGAGGAGGCAAAGGATCTTCCCAAATCCGAGCCTATAGAAGCCTTCTCCAGTATAGATTCTAAACCTTTTGGCAGTTTGGAAGAAGAAGAAAAACCAGTTAAAAAATCCAGGAAGAAGAAAAAAGAAGAAGAAGAAGAGCCTAAAGAAGAAATACCAGAAGCAGAACCTGAGGAATAAAGGGGTGAGCTAATTTGAAAAGGCTGGCTTCACTGAGTTTAGGTGTAAACCAGTACTACGTACTGCTTAACCGCCCCTTTAGCATTACTTTAGAAAGTACCGATGGTTCTGCTTTAAATTACTCTTTTCCCGTACAGGACGGTCTAGCAGTTTCGCTTACCGATTTTGTAGTGTATGGCAATGGGGTACTTACCGTAGAGTACGGCGGAGAGACAGTGTTCAAAACCCGCATAGCTCAAAGACTGGAGTTCAGTCCTAAGATATCTATGAACTTCAATCTGGAAAAGTCGCTGGTAATCACTTTCACTCCGGATCTTGGTAGCAATGAAAACTACTTAAACGTGCTGGGATTTAAGACAGTCGTCCAAGGTCACCAGCGCTAAAGCGAGGTGATGCTTGTGGCGGTTATTACACCTGACTACGTACGCAACAACTATCTCTGGGGGCTGGATATCCGAGATGCATCTGGAAATCCGCTCCCAGATTCTGTTTTATCAGCGTATATAGAGTCAGCTCAAGATAGACTCCAGCGTGCTCTAAACGTGCAGATAGAGCCTAGGCAGTTTGTAGAAGAGCACGACTACTATGTACAGGATTACCAGTCCTGGGCATACATCGACCTTTACCGCCGCCCGATAATTTCTATAGACAAAGTAGAGATGGTATTTACCAACTATTCCGTGCTGGAGTTCAACAAAGAGTGGGTAAGAGCCAGCCACGGTAAAGGTCAAATTCAGCTCTTTCCGACCTTTGGAGCTTTGGGAACGGTAATGATTACTTCTTCTGGTATGTGGCTTCCTATTATCTTCCGCCAATGGCAGTATGCTCCTAAATTGTGGAGAATAACTTACACAGCTGGATTTGACCCGGTTCCCGATGCCCTAAAAGAGCTTTTGGCCAAGATGGTTTGCGTTAACCTGGCCGAAACCTTCATGGACCTGGTAGTAGGTCCTAATGTGGGCTCTCAATCCATAACAGTAGACGGAGTGTCTCAGTCCACTACTGCTTTTTCCAAGCACCCTAAAATTGAAGAGTATCGTAGAGACATTCAGCTCTTCTTCGATCAAGTAGCTCATTCCTTTAGGGGGATTGACTTTGTCGTCGCTTAAATTTGGCGGTATCCGCATTCCCTACCAGGCAGCTACCCTGCATCTTGAAAAGGCAGATGAGTTTATATCCGAGCGGGGAGTCAGCGTACAGTGGTGGAAGGCCCACATCTGTCCCTGTGTGGATTTAAACGGTGTACCTAATTCTTACTGTTCTTACTGTTATGGAAGGGGCTATGCCTACACTTACGACAGCGACATTCAGGTAGTGTTCACCAGGTTAGAAGCCATTCCTCAATTCGCCCAGCCGGGACTGTGGGTATTTGGTACCGCTTACATTACCACCCAAAGCTATATTAAGCTGGGCATGCGTGACCGCTTGCTTTTCCCCAACTTCGAAGGAGTGTTCTTGGAGACTTTTATAAAAAGTGGAGACAGCTTTAAGTTTCCGAGAGCCATAACTTCCATAGAGAGCATTAAGCGTATTGCTGATGACGGAAGCCTTTACACTTTGGTAGAGGGAGTGGACTACACCTTTGATATCGATACCATTACCTTCATCAACATACCCGATGATGTACGTATCAGCATACGCCTGCAGGCACCGGTGGTTTATGTAGTGGTCAACATCCTTCATGAAGCCCGGGGCATTAAAGACCTGCAGGGCAGGGAAGTGGAGCTTCCCAATCAGTACTTGGTGCAAAGAGAAGATACTATTTTAGGAAGTAAACAAAACTTCATCAATACTCTCAACTCATGAACCGTCAGCTGGAACAAACCATTGAGCAAATAAAAGAGATAGCTAAAAAGGCCTCTATAGTTGGTATAGCAGAAGAAATTAATCAGCAGGTATCGCTGATTAAAGATCGGCTGCTGTTTAAACTTGGTGCTATTTTGGCAGGTTTGAAAAGCCAAAAGCCCACTAAACAGTCAATGGAAGGCCTTGCAGATTTGCTGATCGACATCCAGAACTTTGTAAAGAAAGTGGAATTCCTTCTGAGAGAAATGAGCAATCAGCTGCTCGTCTACAAAGATTCTTTAACCATTGAGGCAACCGCTTACCGAGTTCTTAAAAAGATTCTTCCCATCATTGACCCCCGACACAACTATTACCTGTTAACTAAAGTAAAAGTAGGCCCTGATAAAGTAGTTTCTCAATTTAAGCTTTTAGTTAGTGTCTATAATAACGTGCTCGCCAACCTGCTGACTTCCGCCAGAAAAGCTATAGAAATGCCTGATATAGCTAATCTAAACAAGTTCCGCCAGGCCCTGGTTATGTACAAAGAGCCTCCTAAAGGATCTAAAATAGAGGCTTATAAATTTTTGGAAATGCTGGCTAAAGAACTGGATCGTATTTCCAGGATCCAGCTCAAGAGTTTAGCATCCGACTGCAAACACAGCGTAAAGCTTCTGGATATAGTTTCGAGTATAGACTTAAACGATGTGGAAGCTGGTTCTCAACTAGGCACGGTTATCATCACCTGTCCCAAGTGCGGAAGAAGACACGAATTTATGAACGTACTCGTACAAAAAGCTCCGCTTACTTCTGCGGTATCCAGGGAGATAGCTAAACTGATTAATTATGAGTTTGAGCAGTACAGAAAAGAAATTCTAAAAGCTCTTGAAAAGAATACCGATTATTTGGAGTCTTACTTTGAAGAAGCTGTAGAGATCCTTAATGAAGCCGAAAAGGTTCTTTCCCAAATTTCTACCGAGAAAGAAAAGCTGCAGCAGGAACTTACTCAGGATAATGTAGTAAAGGCTATACAGGATAGCGTAGAGAAAGCTAACCAAAGCCTTGCCAAAGAACTTGAGAAAAAAATTAAAGATGTTGGGATGCCCCGTGAAGTTGAGAAGCTTCCTGAAGAAGTACTTTCCTATGTGGATAAGCTGAAAAATCAGGCAGAAAAGATTAAGAATTTGATAAGTAGCACCGATAATCTGCTCAAAAATCTTTCCAAGCAAATCAACCAGCTGCGCTTAAAGGCAGCTGCGCTGACCTTTGCTTCTGAAATGGATAAAGAGTGGAGGGACTACACAGCAGTCCTTTTCCAGCTTAAGTCCCAAATATATGAGACAGCTCAGAAGATAATCAATCTCTATCAGGAAACTTACAATGAGTACCTTAAGCTTTTGCGCAGTATTGAGTACAAGTACATATTAAAGCTTAAAAGAGAACTTGGCGATCTGCATAAAGCAATGGACAGCATGCGTAGGGCTTATGCTAAGTGGATGACTGGAGATAGTGGAGTGGAAAACCTTCTGCGCAGAATTCAGAAGCTTCCAGCGCAACCCAGAAAGATGTACTACATAAACATCGACCTGCAGTACATAAAGAAATTAACTAAAGATTACCAGCTGCGGAGCAGGTATCTGGGAAAATACCGCACTAAAAAGTTTTATGATGAATATGTTAAAAGATTCCATGAAGCATTTAAGACGGCTTACCGGGAATTGAAGTCCTATTTAGCCAGCAAAACGTTAACTCCCAAGCAAATTACTGCCTACCTCAACGGTTTAAACATTTCTATAGACCCCTACCAAGGAATTCAAGTGAGTATCTCCGGTATGGTAGCCGGAATGCTCGAATACGGGAGAAAAGGAGGGTACCTGTGGGGGTTCATTCGAGAATCCAAAAAGAAGAAGGCGGAAGATGGTACCAGGTATGTGGATATTCCTATGGTGAAATCTCGTCCTGTAGATATGACTATCAAGGATCCCTGGAGAAAGTTAAGCAGGGAGTTGAAAGCCTTCTTGCAGAAACTGCCAGAAGACTCTGCATTTTACTCTGGATATACCGAATTACTTGCTTCCCCTAATCAAGGGCCCAACATAAGCGTAAAGCACAGGAAAAACCTGCCTTCAGCATATACAGAAGGAATTAATGCTCCTGAGAATATTTCTGCTCCCATGAGAATTTACTCCACCGTTTCCACCTACAGAAATCCTAAACAGCGGGTGGAAAGTTTGCTGGTTCCAGTAAGCTATGTGCGCAGCGGCAGGGTAAAAAATGCTGTGCGGGTTAACAAAGGTACTTATCTGGTGCAAAGCAGCAACATTTACTTCCGGCGCTTGAGTGAGAAAACAGCCTACAGCTCGTTTTATATGAAACCCGTAATGGGGGTAAGAGGTCTTGCTTACTTTACTCAAAAGTTCATTGAGCACTACCAAAAGCGTATCAAAGCTTTGTTTGCTTCCTGGATAGAAGAAACACCGGGACATTCTTACTACACTTTTATGCGTAAAGGCCGTCCGGTTCGTGATTCTGATGTTGTACGCCTAATGTTAGCTACTGAGATACACTTGGTACCTAAAGAAGATGTTTTGCGCTACCAAAAACTGCTTATGAATATAAAAATTACCCAGTCTTCTCCTACAGATCCCATTATGGATCTCCAGAACTCCGTTTTGAAAACCCTGCACTATACCAAAAACCTGTCCAAAGAATACAAAAAAAGAGGTAAGGTAAACAAATTGCTGTCCATGATTTCCAATATAGAAAGGCAAGCTTTAGAAGAAGCTGCAGGCTATTCTGAAGAGGAAGTTAAAACCCGCATACTTCCTTACTACCGCAGAATAGTAGAAGACTTAGTAAAGAAAGAAGTTGAGGTAGAGATATGATACCGTCTTTAGAATATTTCTTTGTCAAAATATTAAAAGATGCTTTTAAGTTTTACCAGGAAAATCCTCAATTCATTGACTACCTGGTATCCCATCCAGATCCCAGCTACAAAAATACTTTGCGCATTATAGCTTCTCAAAGCAAAGTAAACTTTTACATTACCGATGCTATAAGCAACTTCAGAATACCCGCAGTTATCATCAGCTGTGAAGAAGAAAGAGAATCCATAAGGGAAGTGGGACAGCAGTCAGGAGACTTACAGGCGGTAAGTTTGGTAGAGGTTACTGGAGAAGCTTTGTCCCTGGATACCTACGGAAGAGGTCAGTTGGGCAACTTCCCCATTTACCAGATTACCGTCTACTGCAACGGAGAAAAACTATTAGAAAATCAGTACCTTTTAGACTACTACACCGGGAAAATACAGATTTTAGGAGAATATTATATAGAGGAAGGGGTGTACACAGCCGACTACACCTACTTCCAAAATTATGCTGAACCGCAAACAACAGTAATAGAAGCAAATTATTCGATAAGCGTCATATCCAATAACTTAAATGAGGTGATGATACTTTACCGCATAGCACAACATTCTTTGCTGTCCTTACGTACGCTGGTATCTGGTCTGGGAGTAAAGAACCAGCAGCTTTTTGGAAGCGGTATTATGCCCTACATGCGAGAAGACCAGCCAGAACCTCTGTTTCAGAGACAGCTAACTTTAAACTTCGAAATCGAAGTTTCAGGTTACAACTTCTACGACATCCTGCGCAAAATTGAATTAACCGTATAAGGAGGTAAACGAACACTATGGCATATCAGTTTGGCGGAAAAACAATTGAACTGCCTGGCGTCTACACTTACAATGACGTTTCTGCCTTTGAGGTACGTGAATCTGCTGTCGATGCATCAGTTGTTGCTGTAATAGGTCCTGCTAAAGGTGGAGTTCCCAATCAAGTATACCGTTTTACATCTCCCGGACAGGCTTTTAAGACCTTGAAAGGCGGAGAGTTGTATGAGCTTATCAACTACGTCTACCGCGGAGGAACTCCTCAACAAGTAGTAGCCATCAAAGTTGCTGGTGCTGGTGCTGCACAGGCTTCCTTCAGTGCTGGTACTTTGGTTTTAACTTCCAAAGACTACGGTTCTGTTGGTAACCTCCTGCAGGCTGAGGTAGGCAACGGTAGTACTGTTGGTAAGAAAATCACCATCATCGATGGTTTCTCTCAGTATGTGGAAACTTACGACAATTTAGGCCCTGCGTTGAACATCACTTACAACGGAACCGGAACCACTTCCACTCTTACCATCACCGTAGCTGCAGGGTCAGCAACCACTTTGAGCGTTACCACTTTAGATGCATCCAGCAACGTAATACCCGAAGACACTTTCACCTTGGACCTTACTTCTTCTGAATACAGCACCATTGAAAAAGTAATCAATGCCATTAACCTGCGTCCTAACTTTACTGCAGTTAAGTCCACTTACATGTTATACGATGATTTACCCAGCTCTTACTTGGATGCAGTCACTGATCAAGATATAACTAGTACTTTCACAATCACAGCAACCTTAGGAGCTTGTATTCACACCATTAACAAAAACTCTAGCCTGGTAACTGCCAGCAAAACCGATCCCAACGATACTGCTGCACCAACCAATACTCCACTTTCCTTCTTCACCGGTGGAGCTGATGGTGCTGCACCTACCGTTACTGAGTACACCAGTGCTTTAGCGCTTCTCGAAGCTGAAGATGTGCACTACATTTGTGTAGCTTCTGGAGACGGTGATGTTCAGGGAGCAGTTTTGGCCCATGTGGAAGCTATGAGCGACGTGGTTAACCGCATGGAGCGCATGGCTTTCTTAGGCCACAGCAATCCTGACGCTACCGTTTCCGACTACCAGGCAGCAGCGCTTCCCTTTAATGCTTCTTACCGTGTAGTGTACTGTGCTCCTGGTATTATTGAAAATTACGGAGGCACTACTGTAAAGCGTCCTTCCTACTACCTGGCAGCCTTGTTGGCAGGAATGAAGGCAGGACTGCGTCCACAGGAAAACATTACCAACAAGAGCATCAACGTTGTAAATCTCACTACCCGCTTCTCTCCAACTGAGCAGGTAGCTCTCTTGAAGTCTGGAGTAACTCCTGTTGCTTACCGTACCAACAAGGGATTCTATGTGGTTAAGGGAGTTACCACTTATAGAGCTACCAACAACCTGGCCTACATGGACATAGCTGCAGTGGTAACCATTGACAACATCTCCAAGACCATCAGAACCACCCTGGAATCTGCCTACATCGGAAAACCAATCACCACTTCCACTGTAAACGACATCAAACTCACCGTGTTAGGAATTCTGGAAGGATTTGCTGGTAGAGGTGCCTTAGTAGGTACTGAAAACAATCCAGCCTACCGCAACGTACAGGTAGTGGCTTCCGGCGATGTAGTGCAGATTAGCTTTGAAGCTTCCCCGGCGCTTACTTCTAACTACATCTTTGTGACTCAGGTATTCACTCCTGCAGCATAACCGATTTAAGGAGGAGATATATAGATGACATATCCAACAACTACACCTAATGATTTCTATTACGACTACTTCGGTAAGTCAGGATCTGCTACTAACCAAAGTGCAATTAACCGACTTAGGTTGCACGATGTAATCGGTGCCCATGAGATAGAAATAGTAGTTAAAGGTGCTAACAACCAAGATGTAAGAATTGGTCGTGCTACCGGTCTTCGGGCCACTCTTAACTTCAACGTAGAAGGAGTTTACGAAATAGGAAGCATTAAACCTCAAGAATTCATTCCTATGAGGTTTGAGGGTACCCTTACTCTCAGCAAAATGATGGTGCGCTTGCAGGAACTCGAAGACCTCATGCGTGAAACCGGTACCGTTTTCTCCTATTCAGTAGAAGGCGGTATCTTGAGGCACTCTCTCAACGGATTCGACATCATCGTAAAAGACAAGTATAGAGGACATCCGCTGTTTGCTTATAGGAATTGTGTGATTAACAGCTGTACTGAAAACATAGCTCAGGGAGAAATTCTGGCTGAAGACGTTGAAGTGGTCTTCTCTGAAAAAGAGTACCTGTATAATAAAACCATCAATGTGAACACCGCACAAACTTCTGGCGGCGCCGGTGTACCTGCCGGTGTTACTCCCCCTGCTTCTGGTGGTTAATAGCCATTAACTTTAATCACGGCTGGGGCTGCATAGACAGCCCCAGCTAGGTTTTCACAAGGAAGGAGGATATTTAATGGACCAAGAAACTCTTAACAAAGCAGGTATGGAAATCCTACAAAGCCACAAGAGAACCCACGAAGTAGAGCTCCCGTACCGGGGAGAGAAGTACAAATTTGTCTTTAAGAAAGATACCATCCACGACAACATGGTAATCTTTGCCAAGGTTCGCAAGTATATAGAAGGGCTGATGAAGGAAGGAACCTGCCCTGAGGATACAAGCAACCTTGAGAATCTTTTAAACATCATCTTTACTGTAGATACTCTACTTGTAGAGCGTCCGAAATTTTTAGAAAACATTCTGGAATTCGACGACATTGATTTCATAATTACTTTGTACGGGGAACTATCAAGGTTCCTCGCATCCTTTCGCAGCGCTAAGTAAGTACACGAATCACATCGCAGCTTTACCGCAGTTTGAAACCTTTTGGTGGATTTTTGAGCACTTTCGTATTCTTCCCACTGATGAACGTTTCCAATCCCTTACCCCTGAACAAATATCTCTATTGGTTGCTATGTACAACCGCCAAGAGCGCAAGAAAGAGCATATAGTGGATAAACAGCACGGAATTATAAAGGAAAGCTTCTATGACGATGAGTTTGAAAGAGAGTGGGAACGTCTGAAAAACCAAGCTAAAAACCCAAGCTAAAGGGGTCCAGAAAGATGCCTGAGCCTCTCCTTGACCGGATAATTCAAAAACTAGACTCGGTTGCCAATAAGTTTAATGATGTGGCAACCGACTTTTTATTAGGTGGAAGGCGCTTGCAGCAGGTCCTTACTGAAAGTCAGTACGAACATGTTAAAGACCTGCTTCGCTTTTTAACTTTGCGCTACCAAAGAGAAGTAGGAACTTACGATAAAGCGCAGATCATAGCTACAGCATCTCCTCAGTCTTTATTTGCCAACCCCCTCAATGCCATTGCAATGCGCCATGCTCTCCACCGCTATACTTCTTTGCGACCTGCAGAACGGGAAGTTTTTGACCGTATGCGCTTTAACGTAGCTGCCCGCTATATAGATACCTACTTGCACCAGTTTTACCACCAAGTACACCACTCCTCACCAACTATCAGCCCTCCTGACTACTCGGCAATATACGGAAGAATAAAGGAATATGCTAATCCCGAATACATGGCCCGCTCCTTCTCGAGAATAGCCAGCAAGAGCCTGGTACCTAAAGAAGTAAAACCTTTTACTACCCAGTGGTTTAATAGGATTTTTGGTAAACCCAAATACGACAAAGAACAACAACAAAAGGTACAGGAAGCTGTTCAGAATACCCAAGAAACACTTGCTGAAAATCTCATTAAAGCTCAACAGGAGCTGGAAAAAGAGTTTAAGAAAAAGATTCCTAGAACCTTTAAACGTTTAGCCAATCAATCAACAAATGAAATAATTGAGGACATAAAGAGATTTGTAAAGTACCGGGTAACCAATCTTGGTAAGGATTTTGTAAGAGTTCAAAAAGCCCACTTAAAACTGCTCCCCAATAACAAAGCCCAGTTAGAATGGGTACTGCTTAAAGAAGGTAAAGAAAGTACCGTCATTTCTTCTGCTCCCTTTAGATACACTAAAGCACTGCAGGAGTTTGTCCAAAGCCAGGGTGGATTTGAAAACAACGATTTATATATTTTAGGTGGAACTATCAGAGGTAAAGAGGTAGCCCAGAAGGTACAAAAGCTGTATCAAGATGCACAGCAGATACTCGGCAATTACCAAAGTATGTTTATAAACAAAGTATCCAGTCCGCCTACGGCTGCAGGTGGAGGAGGCAAGAAAGGCGGAGGAGGAGGAAGAAAGAAGACAGGTGATGGTGAAGGTTATGATTATAGAGATACCGACCTCAACCATCTCTTTGAAAACTTCCCCAATGAAGACGAATTAAAACAGCTGGCAGCGGTTTTTGACCGTTACTTACAGGATATAGAGAAAAAAGGTCTTTCTCCTTTGGCAGCCATTACCAAACAGCTATTTACCGGAGAAAAAGGCTACTTTGGCCTTGAAACTCCTATGGAGGGAGCTCTAGCCACTTCCCTGTATCAGTATATAAAGCCTTTGTTTAAAGGAACAGATTTAACATCAATTAAACAAATAGTAACTGGAAAAGAAAGTACCCAGCGTAAACAACTACTCTATGAGGCCTTTGGAAATTTCTTAACTGCTTTAAGTACTCAATTTGCTCAAATATGGGCTTCTACCGATACTGGAGAAATCCTACAGAGACTGATTGAACAAAGCAGCTTCCAGCCTATAAGAAAAGCCATAGAAACAATTATCGGACGATTTACTCCTTTAGGTGGAAAGATACAAGCATCTGAACTGGAAGATTTTGCCAGGGAGCTAGCAGTAAGCAAAAAATGGAGAACTGTTACTGGCTACCACCTTAAGCACATCGTAGATGTTGTTGCCGTATCTGAAATGCTGAGCAAAGAGCCTGTAATGACTAAAGTACTGTCCGGAAACATTTCAATGCGCGATTTTGGAAAAGTAACCAAAGAAGTTCAGGAGAAATATGACGCCTACCGCAAGAGCATACTTGAAGAGCTGACCAGTATCATAGACGCCTACACCACAAATATCATCCAAAAATTGAAAACTAGAGAAGAGCCTATTTCTACCGATGCTCTAGTGTCAGGTATCAGCGGAGCCATTACTAATGCCATCTCCGAATGGCTAAAAGGAATGAAAATTAACCTGCCAGAAACTGCCCAGGAAATACAGAACTTACAAGAGATAATTCCAGATATAACAGGGGCACTTAAAACCATAATAGATGAAGGAATTGGCAACCTGGAAGCAGTTATGAAGCCGGAAATGGTACAGCGAATCCTGCAAAGCGCTAAAGATTTAGCCAACTTGGGAGCTGTGGAAACCAAAAAGCTGCTGGAAGAAGCGGCAAAGCGTGAGGAAGAAGAGCGCAAAGCTGAAGAAATACGCAGAAAGCGTATTCAAGAAATATATAACTTAATGGGACTTAAACCTGGAGAGGGAGAGTCTCTAATCCAGAAGGCAGGTAGGAATGTAACCAGTCCTGAGTATATAACTGGTTTGTTCCTCAAAAATCTCGAAAATATCGTAGCTACTGATCCCTACCAATTCTCCCTGAAACGACTGCGCTACGCTCCAACTAGAGCCTGGTTGGACTATCTCATCCGCTCCTACAGCCGTGCCTTCTCGGTAACCGTTCACAACATGCTGCAGTTGCGGCAGTCTGAAGACGTTATGGGTCTGGCTAAAGTAGAAGAAGGAGAAATTCCTGATGTAATAGCTAGAACTCTGGAAGAAAATCTCCCCTTCAAGCACTTTGCTAGATTTATTGCCAGCTCTCAGTATGTAAACAATCCCTTACGCTCCCTCATCGAAGAGTTAGGTACTCTATCTCCTGGTAAATTGTTTGTAACCAGAGCCTCGCGAGCGGTAACCGGTGCCTTCGGAGGAATAATCTCCCGTGTAGGTATAGAGCCGGAGCGCTTAGTAACCGAAGGTATTGATCAGTTTATCAACCAGCTGTTCCCCCTGGAAACCAGAATGGGAGGCAGACTCGGTTACTACACTCAACCCGGTGGCGGAGGAATGTTCTACCGGGTATTCCAGAGGGAGATGCAGAATGTATTAAGAGACTTTCGCATCAACATTGAAGGAGCTTCTCAGGCACTAACCGCCTTTACCGATATTGCCGGTACCGGAGGCATGGGCCTCTCCACCCTCTTGAGAGGGCAGATAGCTCCTCTTTATCAGCTGGCAAGAGGCACCGGATTTGTAGGTATGGAATCTGAGGTAACTGAACAGTTTGCTACCATTCAGCGTTTGTTTACCTCACCAGGAAGCTGGGAAGGAATATTCAACGTTTTAGGAAACGTATTAGCCCGCAAAGACCTGCGCCGTGCTATAGGTACTAAAGAAATCCTGGCTTCTATGGAGACTTTCTCCAAATATGTTATGGAAGGTGCAGGAGGCGGCATATCTCCAGAACTTCTCTCCCGCTACGCCACAGTATTTAGTGCTATGGCAGCTCCAACTGTGGGAGCCGGTACCCGAGGCATCTACGGCATGCAGACTCTGCTTTCCATGAGCGAACAGCTGCGTTCCGGACGCGGAGGCATAATGCATCCTTTAGTAGCTGCCGTTTTGTCCCAAAGAGGAATATCCCTGGATGTGGCTACCTTAGCAGCCATTCAGCGCCAAATAGATGTTGGAGGATTCATCAGTCAAATACGGGTAGGGAACCAGAACATAAATCTGCTCGAAGAAACTCTGCGCTTCCTTACCAAGCAGTTTGGTCCGGCTCAAAGAGGAACTTCTGCCATATACCTCAGTCAGGTCTTTGGAATAACCATAGATAAAGCTACTGAATTGCTTAATCTTTACGATGAACTTATCGATGCTCAAAAAGAAGTAAATACTTCTCAAGAGGCTGCTGTCCGCAGAAGAATAGAAACCATATTTGCTGAAGCTGGTAAGTCCGGTGGCGAAAGGTTCATGGAAGCCCTGGCCGAGCGTCAGGGAGCCCTAATGTCTTCACTAGATAAAATAATCCTCCCCATTGTATCTGCTATGGGAGGCTTCCCGCAGATATTTGGAGGGTTAGGTAACCTGGCTTACGGAATGGCTACCTTCAATCCTTTGATAGGTATTCAGGGTATGGGGCAGTTGTTCCGAGGTTTCGCTACCTCAGGAGCTATGGGCACCGGAATGATGATGGCTTCTGTACTGCAGAACATGGTGGGAGAGGGAGCAGGTTGGGTAATCGGAAACTTTGCTTACACACTGCTGAGGCGTGAGGTAAACCAGCTCAGGTTAAAAGGTGAGTTGGAACTTGCCCGCAAAGCTGGAGATTTAGCTAGAATAAAAGAAATTCAAAAAGCGTTAGCTGAAGGCGGAGTAGGGCTGGCTTCCATATGGCGTGGAGCAGTAAGGTTCTTGAAAACTCCCCTGCAAACTTACCTTCCATTTATGCAGGGCATGCCGCTTATTGGAGGTATGTCTATAGGGGTACTGGGAGCCATTGTTACCGGTGTTATAACCGGGTTTCAGGCGCTCCGCACCTACCTCCGCAATTTAGGAGACCAGTTAGAAGAAAACATTGCCCTTTACAAAGAATACCGCAGTAACCTAGCTTCTACCATTTCCACGATGGAAAGAAGCCAGCAGCCAGCTACCTATCAGGAACAGTTGGTAAAGCAGTACATACAGTTCCAGGAACAAACACGCAGGGTAGAACAGCAAATCAACCCCAATAAGTTCTGGGAGTACCTGTCAGCTATTTTTGCTCCTAAATACTATAACAAGCTGAAGCAAACCAGGCTTACAGCATTCGAAGAAATGGCTCTAGCCAGAATAGAGCAGTTCAGAAAAATAAATCAAATGGGTATAGACATCGGTCAGGCTACTTACGACTACTACCGCAAGCAAGTTACTGAAAGAACTCAAGAAATCCTTCAAACCTACAAAGAACTGCAGTCCACTTATGCAAAAGTAGGGGTAGGTTATGCTCAATTTAGCGAAGAGGAAAAACGCAAGTACCGATCCGAAATAGAGAAAGTAAGATGGAAGCAAAGCGTAACCAGCATATTTGCTGGTTTAGCTGTAAGTTTACCGAATGCAGTCAACGAAGGAAATGCAGAAGTACTGAACGACCTGCAGCAGGCACTTCTATCGGGAATGAATCCTGAAGAGCTGAACCGACTGCTTAATGAAAACGGATTGATGAATCTTAGAGGCACTTATATGACCTTAAATCTCCCAGAAAATGTAATAAATGCTATCAAAGCACTGCATCAGGCCTTTGCTGAAAAACCCAATATAAATGAAATTCAGGCTTTAGATTTAGCTTTGATCGTTTACGACAGGCTTTCCAAAATCAGGGAAGGTAAAGATCTTGTTTCCGGACTAAATCAAGCAGCTGAAGTAGTGAGAAATGCCGGCAACCTCTCTCTTAATCCAGTTGAACTCAATAAGCTGCTCGGAACTCAAGAAGAAGCTGAAGCTGGTGCAAAAGGGAGAAAAACCATTCCAGCTCCTACACCCTGGAGAATGGTAGAAGAGCAGGAGTACCACCTAATTGCTCCTCAAATGCCTCAAGCGGTTGCTCAACCCGGATACGGTGTGGTTAGGCTTCCAGCTATGAAAGAGACCCCAGCTACTGTTCCCATAGGAGCAGCTCTCACCAATCTTCCCATTCCGGTAAGCGACAACCGAACTTTCAATTTCAACATCAACATAACTCAAAACATAGAAGGTACTAATGCTGAGATACCCGGTAGGGTAGCGGAAGCCACTAGTAGTGTACTGCAGGACTTCTTTGAGAAGTTGAAAATCACCACCTCATCCATCGAGGGTAGGTAAAAATGCGTACGATAGAGCTCAACAGTCAGTTTCCAAGAGCTGTATACGATACCCCCAGCATGATAGCCATCTTTCTTCCAGTATTCAATACTGCTTCGGGAAACCAACTGCGCAGAAAGATTTACTACACTTTTGCCACTACCGCCACTCTTCATGAACTGGATTATGCTAACTCTTTGTCTAAAACTACCCGTATTGACAGCAGCGTTATTAGAGCGGTAGTGCACCAAGAAGTTAACGGATTTGGTATTAATTCCTTCCAGTTAGAAATAGTAAACAGTCAAGACGAGTACGGTTTGTCTTGGGAAGAGAAGGTATACGTTGGGGATATAGTAATCATCGGAATGCGCCGCGAGCATTACCTTTACCCTTATTCTTTGGACCCCTACGAATACACAGTTACCATGGTAGGCATTGTCAACAACATTACCAAGCAAACCGTAATGCAGGGAGATGTAGAAAATCCTGCCGCTGACCGCAAGCTCATCATTTCTGGTTTGGACATAACTGGACTTTTTAACAACCACTACATGTACTCAAATACCACTTCCATTGGAGCTCTCCAGCAGCTTCGAGATAGAGGAGTAATCAGTGCCTATGTAGGGATTAACGAGCTGCTTTTCAAGTTGGGAGACCAAGCAGTAGCTGTTGAAGTACACGAGGTAATTCGCACTTACATACAGGAAATCTTCTGTCCGGACTTTATGTACGCAGTTGCAGGCAGTCCCAATGCTGAGGAAGGGCTAGTAAAACTCAAAGGAAGGGCTTTGGGAGAGATGTTTATCATCGACAATAACTCGCAGTCCTTCTCTTTAGGAGGCAAATCCCTGCCCATCTACGGCCTTCAGTACTACAACTTTATCGGTTCTGGTTCCCAGTTTGTGCATCAGGTTCTCCAGAAGCCTTTTAACGAGATCATCATCACTTACCCCAAAATTTATGCCTCTTTCAGCGGAGGATCTATATATCTGGAAGTAAATCCTTACTGCAACATTTTAGTACGTCCAGCCCCTTTTAACTGCGACCCTAATTATCCGGTAGTTACCGGAAGCGGTGGAGACGCTCTGCTTAAACCAGAATTTGGTACTCTTTTAGGCAGCAGTCCGGTATTTTCATCACTTACTAAAAACAACATCCACGAAGTATATGATGAAGAAGTAGTTCAGGAAAGCCTGGGATTCAACAACGAGGTACCTTACAATCTATTTTTTGTAGATGCCCAAACTCAAGGGGCTATAGGTATGCACCTTCTGCACATTCAAGAACCGGTTTGCGATCTGGACCATATCCGAAGACACGGACTGAACCCCTTGATTAAACAGTACGACTACATTCAGATTATAGCCTTGCCCAATCAAGAGGAATCTAAAAGCGAAGAGCAAAGCACCTCAGCTATTGTTAACAATCAGAGGCTGGATAAACCTGAAGCCATAGAAAAAGCCATATATAACACCTCCCAGGCGATAGCTGTTCCCCTGACCAATGTTTTGAAGCAGTGGTTTGTAAAATGCAATGAATTTCTGATAGGAACAGTAACCGTAAGAGGCAACCCTCAGATAAAGCCGGGAGACGTTCTTTACTACAATCCTTATGATGTGTACAACAAAGATGGAGCTCTCCTGGCAGGAAACCGCCGCTTTATATTCTATGTAGAGTCCGTAATCCACGAATTTGTAAACTTTTCCCACTTCTTCACTACTATTAAGCTGGGTAGAGGAGTAGAAGTACCTGATTAAGGAAGGAAGGTAACCATGTCTTTTTACGATGATGGAGTAACTTCAGGTGTAAAGAGAACTGAACAAACCAAGATAAACTCCCTACTTCTGGCTCGTGTAGTTAAAGTTTATCCACTAGACATGTGTGTAGACGTGGTTTATCTAGATACTTACGATGTATCCGGCACCACCTCTTTTGACAGCGCAGGAAAAGGGCAGTTGGGCATCAAGGTACCAGTGCTCACTCCCCTAGCCGGTGCAGTACCTACAGAAAACTGGTTTTCAGAAAGCACCGAGTACGGAAAGCACTTAAAGTCTCCTCTTTTTGGATATGGAATAAGTATGCTTCCCAATGTAGGAGACTACGTAGTAGTTGGATTTTTAAGAGGCAACTATTCTTCACCGGTAGTACTGGGATGCCTGCATCCTTTATTCCGAGCCCTAAACATCAGCGGAGCCAGCGAGGATCCTGAAGACGAGCAAGGTCCTACGGAAAACTATGTACTTGCTGAAAAAGAGCGCTACATTGCTGTATTTCCTTCTGGAGTATGGTTTAAAGTAAACCACTTGGGAGAAATTGAAGCTTCTTTTCCCTTAGGTAAAAACAGCAGCGAGCTGGGAGGCTTCTTCATAAAAATAGGACGTGAGGATCCCGTAAGCGATGCCAAAGGATTAATAGATTCTGTAGTTAAAGCTAAAGAGAAAGCAGAAGAAATGAAAGAAGCTGCTCAAATTCTCGATCTGGATACCGTTAAAGATATAGTTAATCAGGTCCAATCGGGAGAGCTCACCATGGAAGAAGCCGTAGACAAGGTTTTAGCCGATAAGCAGGTACAGAAAATCTTGAGCGGAGACCCGGATACTGAAGAAGATTACAACGACGGGGGATGCTGCTGTGGGGCTATAGACATCAGTCCTGAGGATCCTGCTTCATCTTGCGTTTGCGGTGCAGGATGGGCGACCTGTCCGAATTGTGGCTCTCCAGTAGACGGCTGTCCCTATAAGGATACTTGGACTTGTTCCAACTGCGGTACCGTTGTCGATAACCCTAATAGGTAGGGATTGCCATGGCAGAAACTAGACAGCGCATCAAAATAGACGTTGAAGACATTTTACAGCTGGCTGTAGAATTGGGTCCTGAAGAAGCTAAAAACAAAATTCTGGACATCTACAACAAGATAGATACCGTATACAACGGTTTGGAAGGGATATTCGACAATCCAACCATTAACGGATTTCAGGACCTGCTCAACAAATTTGACAGCGCTTTAGGAGTGCTGAATGAATTAACGGGAGGGTCTTTAGCTTCCGTAGCTAAAGGGCTTTCGTTTTTCCGCAATTTAGCTTCCATAATTGAAAATGGAAAGCTCAACCTGAACAACTGCATTGCCTTCTTTACCTCTTTCTTTCCTTCCAATGTAAAAAGCGTGCTTTCTGAAGCTGCTGGATACTTTGGAACTTTCATGGGAATCGTTCAGTACCTCAAAAACACCAGCCCGGACCAGATAGTGAAAGATGTAGTTAAGTACTTTATTGGAAGTGCTTTAAATAAACTGCTTCCCGCTCCTTTTAAAGGCATGTTTGGAAACCTTTTAGGAGGAAGCACCATCGGGGACCTTTTAGCCGGATTCAGCGGTGGAGGAGGGATCTTAGGTTCAGTACTGGGAGCGGCTTTCGGCAGTTTGCCGTCTACCGCTTCAGTTAAAGTTATGGATACCCTTCCTGGAGGGTTTGAAGACCCCGACGGCATTATGCTTTCTGAAAAGCATATTAGATTCCAAGAAAAGCAGGAAGAAGCTCAAGAAGAAGGTTCCTCTACACAGCAGTCGGAAGGAGATAGTCAACTACCCCCGACTGAAGTCGAGGGCTTGTAAAAGCCCTGGTTGACCAGCCTAAGCACCGGACCCAAAGGACAAGGGGACGAAGGTGCTACGTTGGTAGTAGGCTCAAGACCCACTCCGGGATGCTTCTCCAGTCCCGGACCCTGGAAGTGCTGGTTGCAGACAACCTTTGGGGTGTGGGCGAAACGGACCAGCACACGCGCCGGCTACCAACATTGGCGAGGAGAGTGCTAAAGTGAGTCCGCTTTAGCACGTCATAAGGCCCGTAAGGGCATTTTCAAGGAGTGAGACACATGGTGTTTGTGTTGGACAAAAACAAAAAGCCTCTGATGCCGTGTTCAGAAAAGCGCGCAAGACAGTTACTAAGTCGTGACAGGGCAGTAGTCCACAAAATGCATCCGTTCACTATACGTCTAAAAGACAGAACAGTACAGCAAAGTCAGTTGCAACCATTAAGGCTAAAACTTGACCCTGGCGCAAAAACTACAGGAGTAGCAGTTTTGCGAGAAGACGGCGATGTAGCAGAAACAGTTTTTCTTTGCGAGATACACCACAAGACAGACATAAAGCAAAAACTTGATGCCAGGCGTGCTGTTCGTCGAAGTAGAAGAAACAGAAAGACTAGATATCAAAAGCCTAGGTTTCTAAATCGCAGACGGCCTGAAGGGTGGCTGCCACCATCGCTCAAAGCAAGAGTAGACCAGCTTATAAATGCGGTAAGGAAACTGACAAAGCTGTTGCCAATAAGTGCAATATCCATCGAAGATGCAAAGTTTGATACTCAAAAGTTGCAAAATCCAGAGATTTCTGGTATCGAATACCAACGAGGCACGCTTTTTGGCTACGAGGTAAGGGAATATCTTTTGGAAAAGTGGGGACGAAAGTGTGCGTACTGTGGTAGAAGTGACGTACCACTGGAAATCGACCACATCGTACCAAGGTCAAGAGGTGGCACAGATAGAGTATCAAATCTAACACTTGCTTGCCACGAGTGTAACCAAAAGAAGGGCAACAAAACAGCTGTTGAGTTTGGATACCCACATGTTCAAGAGCAGGCTAGACAAACATACAAGCAAGCAGCATTCATGAACTCGATACGCTCATATCTGCGCAAATCATTAAGCGGTTTTGGAATACCAGTTGAATACGGAACAGGAGCGCTAACAAAGGCAAATCGCATTCGTCTGGGGTTTCCCAAAGAGCACTATTTCGATGCATGTTGTGTTGGTGAGAGTACACCGAGCGAGATACGTATAACACAAAGTTATGTGCAAATATGGCGTGCAGTTGGTCGTGGAACAAGGCAGATGTGTAATACAGATAAGTTTGGTTTCCCACGTGGGCATAGGCAAAGATGTAAGAAACACTTTGGTTTCCAAACTGGAGATATAGTTAAAGCTATTGTACCACGAGGAAAGTACGCTGGTATCTGGATGGGTATGGTAGCAGTGAGAGCAAGCGGATTTTTCGACATTAAGGATAAAAATGGCAAAAGGGTATGTCAGGGAATAAGTTATAAGTACTGCAAGCTGATTCAAACAGCCGATGGTTGGCAATATAGCAAGACAAAAACAAACTATTCTATATCTCACACGACTGAAGTCGCGTGCCTCTAACTTGGAGGTGAATCATGAGCAGTCAGCAGGATTTTATAAACTACTTAAAGCCTTATGCCCAAGTAGCTGAAGCTAAATACGGAATAGACTGGAGAATCATTGTAACTCAAGCAGCCCTGGAAACCGGCTGGGGGAGTACTATGGAGCGCAACCCGTTCAATCTTTGGGGTATGCGCTTTACCGGACCAGCAGGTGTAGATTCTGAAGGCTACGCCTTGTTTTCTGATCAATGGGAGGCTGTAGAATCTTACATTTACAACCTAAAGAAGCACCACATAACTGCTTGGGAAGTTCGTAACAACCCTGAAAAATTCTTCCAAGAAATACAAAGTACTACAGAACCTAACACCGGAGCCTGGGCTGAAGATCCTTTGTACTCTAAGAAGCTTAAGGATGTCTTTGACCAGTACTTAAGCAGTGAGGAAACTGCAGTAGATCCTACTTCTCCACCTCAAGAAAACATAGACACTTTCCCTACGTATTTTCCACAGAGTGCCAAAAGAGTTGAGAAGTATAGCAAAGATGAAGAAGGAGCGGCTGTACAACAAAAACGCTACTACGTTAAACTCCAACATGTGGATGCTGATGACGAGCCCCAAAATGCTTTAACCTTCAAGATAGCTCCCGATTCTAAACTGCTGTTAGTAAAAGAGAAGCTGGAAAAAACTAAAGAAGAATCTCAGGAGGAGAGCAGTGACCAGCAGGCTAAAGAAACTTCAGAAGAAACAAGTCAGGTAGAGGACTATCAGGTAACTGAAGCTATGTCCCTGCAGTTTCAAGACGACGGATTGCTCCTTGATTACCACAACAACGGAGGAGCAGGGAATAGCAGTTATCAGAAACTAACTGATCAGATACAGCTTCGGGCAGATTATTTGGCTTTAACTAGAGTAAAAGAAGGTAAGAAGAAAAAGTCGGAAAGTGTAATACTTGGCGAGGATTTGATTCAGGTGGAAGTAAACAACGACAAAGCCAAAAGCAGATTAGAGATACTGCCCAGAAAGATACTTCTCAAATCCTCGGAAGGGGATACTAGCGACTATGTAAGGATTGAAGATGATACCATTCAAGCCAAAAACCACACCGGAAGTCAGATATTTATGAAACAAGACACCATTACGGCCATCAATAAGACGGGAACTCAGGTGTACATGCGGGGAGATTACCTGGAACTGAAAACCAGTGGAGCATCAATAAAGCTTGTAGGAGGTACTCTGTACATCAATGCAGGTGCGGTTATCATCAACGGTGGTTCTATTGTGGATGTTAATGCTGGCATTATCGAACTTAACTGAATATTATATTTTGGAGGGGGGAAGCTTTGAAAAAGTTCTCTTTTGAAGTAAGAGATTTGAGCACCAACAATATTTTAAGTTCTTACGACCTTATTATTAACCCTCAAGACTACAACTTTACCGTACCGACCAGGGTTAACGCCATCCAAACCAAAGGCGGTGTCTTTATAGATGACTTTGGTTTGGGTATAGGTACGCTTTCTTTAAGAGGTGTAGTTGCAGATACCATACGCAACAGTCAGTCGCAAACTTTGAATACTGCTTTTGAGCAGTTCAAAAAACTCTACCGCATAGTTCATGAAGAAGTGTTCAAAGACCGCCTGCCGGGAATACCGGTATCCAAAGTTCTCTACGTTTTTAACTATACGGATAACTTGCTGTTCATCACTATGCCGCAGAAATTCACCCTGAACAGAAGCTCTTCCAAGCCGTACTTATACCAGTACGACATCAATCTAATCGTTATTTATTATTCTTACCTTGACGAGTATAATCCCCAAGCCCTGCGGGGGGACCTACGGGTTCCTGCAGGAGCTATGGGTTACCCATTTAACTCTCTTCCTGAATTTGCAAACAGCGAAGACTTCAACGATCCTTTGAAGGTGTTCCCATGAGCTTACTGCATAGAGTATCTTACCGAAATCCTTTTAGCAGTGAGTATACAAAGTACATCATGCGTAGTGCAGAAGTATCTTACGACCTAGCCAAAAGCTATGTACCGGGAACCATTCTATCTATAGACGGCGAGTACGGAGTGGTTATAGGTAAGAATTACTATTTAGCTCCCAATACCATCGCTTTTTACATACCGGGAGATAACTACACCAAAATATCCGCAATTCAGGAAGCGGAGGTGAGTGAGGTACCTCCAGGGCTTACCAAATTCCTGCACTACCTATGCTTTAACCCGGAACAGTACCAGCACTTCCAAAACATCTCAGCTGCTTTTAACACTTACTATGCTAAACAAGGGTCTGCTTCCTCTATACTGATAACTACCACTACTGGTACCCTGCAGCCCAGCAAAATAAATCTGGCTTTATCAGCCCCCCGTCAAGAATCGATAGGTAGGGTAGGTTTCCAGGATGAGGTGATATCTTCTGGGGACTTTTTCACCAAGTTTAGCACTATTCCCGTTCAGAACCTGCATTTAGATCCTTCATTTAAACAGCTTATCTTTAACTATAAAAACTTTTTCCTGCTCAATACCAAGTACAGTCAAATGCCTAACTATTACTGCATAGAAGCGTTGCTTTACTACTTTTATTTAGTGGTTAAATCCCTGCAGAACGTGGTGGAGGAAGAGCTCAGCAACCCTCCAGAAAGAGAGATAAACGGAGTTACAGTAAACGTACACCAAACCTTGAAGAATCTTTTATACCTACACGGCTTTATTGATTTGAATTATGTAAACTTACCCTTAGTAGATGTATACACTTACCTTTACAACCAAAAAATATTTTCTGACATTAAGCTCAACAAGCTCCTGATCCAGTCCCTGCGAGGAGTGAAAAAAGTCTTATGTATTTGAGCACCTACACTCTAAAAGCCTGGGATACTCTGCAGAACGTGTTGCAGCTCTTTCCAGCTACTAAAGATGAGCAAACCTTAATCAACCTCAACAATCTGGAGTATCCCTATATAGTAGATGCTGACTATCCCAGGGAAGGCTACAGTCAAGGTACAGTTACCGTAACCAAAAGCGAGGAACTGTTAAACACTGAAGTCACTATTCCTAAAGGAACTCGACTGCTTTGTTTGCGTAACGGAATATGGTTGAGTTTTTTAACCACAGAAGAGTTAACTTTAGTGTCGGGAATCCAGCAGGGAGATATAAACGTAACTGCGGAAAGTTACGGAGAAGCTTACAACGTACCGGAAAACAGCACCTGGAAGTTTGATTCTGAAGAGTACTCAGGATTAACTATCAGCAACGATTCCGAATTCAGTGGTGGATACTACAAAAGAGTACTGAAACCTGGAGAAAGCATTTATGTAGTAATCGACGATGGTCAATCCAACACTTTGCTGGACTACAACGACCTCTACGGCACCGACATTTTTGCTGAGTACAACCCAGCAAACTACGAAACTTTCGGGGAAGTTGAAGCGGGCCCTCAAGGAGACCTGTATCTGGTATCGGGAGCCGAAAATGTTGCTCAAGCCTTGGTGCGCAAGCTAATAACTGTAAGAGGTTCTTACTTTCTACATCCTGAATACGGGTCACTTCTTCCCACTTACATAGGACATCCTACTAAAAGCCATTTACCGGAGCGCCTGGCTTTTGAAGTTCGCCAAACTCTTATGCAGGACTTCAGGGTAAAAGATGTGACCAATATCGACGTAAAGATCTTTGGTGACCGTATAGATATTTCCTGCAAAGTACTGCTTAAAACTGATCTCGTTCTACCTCTAAGCACGGTGGTGCGCATATGAAAACAGCAGAAGAAGTTCTTGTAAGCTTAGTATCTTTTTTTCAAGGACTGTGTAAGAAGGTTACTGACTTTTCGGTAGGTTCTACCATTCGAGGCTTTTTTGAAGCTTTGGCTCTAGAAATTGAAGAGCTTTACCTGTATGTTCATGAAACAATAATCAAAGCCATAGCTACTAGTGTGTATCAGGCTTTTGGATTTACTGCCTTACAGGCTACTAAAGCTTACACTGATGTGCAGTTCAACTTAACTTTTGATCATCCAGCATTTGTTATACCCAAAGGAACCCTGCTGGCTACCAAAGACGGAATCGTTTTTGAAGTTTCCCAGGATGTTGAGGTAGCAGCTGGTGAAACTTCAGTGTCCGTTCCGGTAGTTTGTCAGTACGAGGGGAGCATTGGTAACGTATCTGCTGGAACCATTACCTACCTTAGAAGCTACGTACCTTATGTGATTTCAGTAACCAATCCCAAAACTGCGGAAGGCGGTTTTGATGGAGAAACTGAACTGAGCAAAAGGGAAAGATTTGCCTCCTTCGTCAAAGCACTGGGAAGAGGAACTTTCGATGCCATACGTTATGAGCTTTCTTTACTTCCAGAAGTTACCTACGTAAAGATTGAAGAGCAGTTTCCAGGATGTATTTACATATACCTGGACACCGTAAACGGAGAGATAGATTCTGAACTCCAGGAAAAGCTAGAAGAGACCATTGAATCGGTAAAGGCTGCCGGCATTCAAGCCACACCCATACAAATAGGTAGAATCAATCTAAATGTTACTGTCAATGTCGGTATAGTTCCCAACGTTGACACTACAGAACTTGCTTCCAGTATCCAAACTTTAGTATCCAATTACTTAAACTCCAGGGAAGTTGGAAAAGACTTCTATCCCCAGCACCTAGCAGGCTTAATACTTGCTCAACATCCTGAAATCATCCGCACGGTAGAAGTGATACCAGATTCTCAGTACACCATACTCTCCAACCAAGTGCTGAAAAGCGGTGTGGTAACTGTAAATATACAAACAGTTGAGGATAGATAACCATGTCCAGAATAGTCAGGTTTTTGCCTCCTTTCCTAAAAGCAGATAGTGAACCAGGTAGTGATCACAGTACTTTGATAAGGACTTTGCAGAGTGCAGTAGAAACTGCTGAAGGTGATGTAACTTCTTTGCTTTCCAACGCTTACTTTCTACAGGCTAAAGGAGAGTATTTAGATGAGTGGGGGAAAATATTCGGAATTTCCAGGTTAAGCGGGGAGGGGGATGAAAGCTATCGGGAACGCATAATCAAAGAGGTAACTTTACCTAAGCAAACCAAAGCAGGACTGAAGAGAATAGTTTCTATGTATTCGGATATTGCCGAAGCAGATGTAGTAGTATATGAACCCCACACCGAGCTTTACCCGCTAAATGGGGGCTTTACAGCCAACGAGTCCCGAATACCTGACTACAAGTATTGGACCTGGGCACTAATCGATATCCAAACACCGGATTACCTAAGTGATGAAGTAAAGTTTAAAGTCGAGAATACTAAGGCTGCTGGAGTACAAGTAATCTACACTTATGTACTCGCATCCGTTCTTACAGATACCAGTCTCTATACCCCAAGTACAACTACCGAATCCGTGCTGTGTGTCACCGACCCTGGTGGAGCTTACTATGTAACCAACACCATTGGAAAGTTGAATGCTGGAGGAATAGCGTAAATGGGCTATCTAAAAACCAGCACTCAAGTACACATACACGCCATAGCTACTCCTGAAAAACTCAAGACGGGAGTTATGGAAACCGTACCAGGATACGGTAAATCCAGGTACGGTCTGGACCCTTATGGAGATCCCGCCATGGCTCATCGAGTGGTTGTAGTAACTGCTATGGTAAAAACCTATCCAACTCCAACACCTCTTTTTGGAACTAAGTACTCAGTTATTAACTACCGCTCGACTATTTCCATTTCCACTTCTAACGTATCCCACGGTGTAGAGCTGACTACCAGTTCCTTTACTTACGTACCTAAACCTCTCACTATCTTAGGAAGGACTACTCGACTTAATTTTATTACCGACTATTCTCAGGCAGCTGCTAGCACTGAAAGTAGTCTGGTAGTCACAAGCACATACAGCGTACCAAACGTAACCATTACCAACGCTGAGAGCGTTTTGATGAGTTCTGGTGGATACGGCATAGATGGTTACGGCGGTACTACACCTTACGGAAGTGTATATACCCGCATTACGTACGAATATTAAGGAGGAATAGATTATGCCAAATAGTATTGCCATTCCTGTAATTGGAAACATATCAAGAGCTATGGATTTCATATCTGGAGATTTATGGATTTGTATAGGTAGAACCACTCCCTGGCCAGATGAAAATAATCCACCTATAGTAAGTCCAGATATTTTAGACGTAGAAGAACCAGTAATCTTTAAAAAAGCAGACGTTAAAACCTTTGTGGTAGAAGATACTACAGGCGAGTACATAGTACAAGGAGTAACTTATAAAGCAGTATCCGAAGAATTTGCTCGCAACAACCTGGTGACCACAATACTCATTAAAGCAACTATTACTGATACCGATATCAGTGACGATGTTACTTTCCGTCAGGTAGGACTATACAGCAAGTTGGTACCAACTGCAGGCAATGAAGGAAAAACCTTACTGCTTCCATCTGAAGTGGAATTTACGGGATACCTTGAGTGGGTGTCTAATCGAGAACCGCTGCACATTCAGCCCAATCAGTACGAAGTATTCTACATCGTATTCAACTTCTAAGGATGGTGGCGTAAATGGCTGTAGACCTTACCCAAAGTCCATACTTGATAAAGACTGAAGAGGAAAAAGCTAAAGGGTACTACCAAATATTGGCAGTACCTGGACGTTACATACAAGCCCGTGAACTTTCCCAACTACAGCACTTAGTACAGCTCCAGCTTCGTGACTTAGCCAACATTCTGTTTAAAGAGGGAGCTATAGTAGAAGGATGTCAGATTGTTATAGAAGGAAATACAGTAACCATTACTTCAGGGAGTGTTTACTACAACGGGTTTATAGTTCCCGTAGCAGAAACCGTCTTAGGCATAACGGGAACTGGTACGGAAATAATTGGAGTTGATATAACTGAAGAGATAGTCACTGAAGAAGAAGACCCTGACTTGAGAGACATCTATCCAGGTGGAAGAGGTTACGGAAAACCTGGTGCCCACCGCTTGAAAATTACCACCCAAGTGGTGTTAAGTCCCACCCCAACCATCAAACTGTACGAACTTAAAGATGGTGCATTAGTTCAGCACCGCCAGGCTACCGAATACTCCACCATTTTAAACATCTTAGCCCGCAGAACTTACGATGAATCCGAAAACTACCTGGTAAGAGGGTTGACTACTTCAGCTTTGCTTCGAGAAGATGGTAAAGCGGACTTGATTACTGCTCCAGGTAAAGCTTATGTTTTAGGATATGAAGTTTCCATTCCTTCTCCAGTTATTAATACGGTGAATCCCTGCACTTCCACCAGATCAATAACCGATGAGATGCACCTCTACCAATCGGGAACTACCGACTACGCTCTTTACAAGCAACCTGTAGCCTCTGTAAACGTAGTAAGAGCCAACGTTCAGGTAACCGATTACAACATGGTACGCGGTGCAACCATCGGTGGAGCAGATACTATACCCTTCAACAACGTACTGCAAGTAATCGAAGTTAAGCAAGACACTACCACTTATACTGCAGGCACAGATTACAACATTGTAAATGGGAACATAATTGATTGGTCTCCACTAGGAGCAGAACCTAATCCAGGAACATCTTACACGGTAACTTTTATCTACCAGAAAATACTGGTTCCTGGAGAAGGCAACGATTACCAAGTAACTACCGACACCAAAGGAGACACCATTATCAAGTTTCTACCCACCGTAGATAACATAGTAGACGGTTCGTACTTTGAAGTTGACTACGACTACTACTTAGCCAGAACCGATGTTCTTTATTTGGATAAAGACGGTAACATAACACGCTTAGAAGGCGAACCAGCAGACGTTGGGTTCAACAAAAAACCTATTCCACCATCTACTTCTCTACCGCTCTGCGAAATCTATTTCCCACCTAACTCCAATCAATTAGAAGTCACTAACTACAACTTGAAACGCATATCAATGCCTGAACTGCACGAGCTAATTCGCAGAGTGGAAATGCTTGAATACAATTTAGCTTTATCTCAGCTCGACGACCCAGTAAACTTGGGCTCTTCACCCACCGACTTAGTGGGTATGTTCTCCGAGGGTTGTGTGGGATACACCAAAGCAGACATTTACCATCCTAACTGGAACGGGGCTATCGTACCTGAATTACAAGCTTTTGTTCCTGGTTACTCCGAAGTAAATCATGTAGCTTTACCTGTAGCATCTTCAACAGCTCAAAAGACACAAAACGCTTACATCCTTCCCTATGAAGAAACGATTTACATAGAACAACCAAAAGCTTCGTCCAGTATTCGAGTTAACCAGTATGCTCTATTCGAGCGGGAACCATTCTTAAGCACAGATCCAAGCGAAAAGATATACAACTCCGATGTGATCATCAATGAATCCACAGAAACAGTAGTTATAAACACCAAGTACGCTCGTTACGACCGCTTCCATCCAAGAAACTCAGTATCTGATAGAATTATCAGCTCTTGGTTTGAAAACAGACTGCTACGTCAGGAATCACTAGAATTAATACCTGAAGACACTACCATAACCATTAGAGGATCTAACTTCTATCCCGACCAAGATAATCTGAAAGTTTACGTTGACGGAGTAAACTTAGTAGCCACTCCTATAGAAGGTACTCCTTTGGGAACAGATGTAGGAACAGTGAAATCCAAAAGCGACGGCACTTTTGCTCTGACCGTAACCTTACCTGCCAACAAATTTACAACAGGACTTAAGAAAATAGAGGTTAAAAACGACTACCAAAGCGCAGAAACTTACTTCTATGCCAATGGCGTAAGGGACGTCTACGAAAGAGTAAAGATTAATCAAGTGGAAAGAACCATCTACAACCAGAGCGCTCCAAACTACACACCACCTCCCTGTCCCATTCCCCGTCCATCTCAAAACTGCGCTATTTCACAACCCACCAACCAACCAACAAGTACCCCTAAGCCATCATCATCCAGCTCTTCAAGTTCAGCTTCTACTGTAGTTGGAGCAGCTACAGGAGCAGCTATAGGTGCAATGGTAGCTGGTCCAATAGGAGCTTTGCTTGGAGCCATTTTTGGAGGATTCCTGGGTAGTGCTGCAAACAAAAAAACTTGCAACAACGGAAAAGATCCTGTAGCTCAAACTTTCTACGTAGGAGATACCTGTTTCATAACCTCAGTAGGGCTCTACTTCAAAAAGAAAGACAGTAATAACATCCCAGTAACTGTACAAATAAGAAATGTGGTGAATGGTTATCCTGGAGAAGATATTATAGCCAGCAAAACCGTTACACCAGACCAAATAAATGTATCTGATGATTCCTCAGCAGAAACGGTAATAACTTTTGACTCACCAATCCTGCTGTTAGGAGAAAACTACTACTGCATAACAATTTCCTCCGACAGTACTGCATACGAAGTGTTCTACGCTGAAATGGGACAATCAGACCTACTAACTGGAGCTCCCATATCCAGACAGCCTTACTTGCAAGGACTGATGTTCTCCTCGTCCAACGCCCTAGCCTGGGCAGACCATCAAACTTGGGATATTAAATTCAAAATCTACCGAGCTCAGTTTACAGCAAGCAGTGCCACCATAGTTACCGAAACCGTTAACTACAACTATCTCCAAGTACTGCCCCAGCTCACCACCTACATTCCAGAAAACACTAAGATAAAACTCTACTATTCTTTTGACAATGGAGCTACCTGGTATCCGTTAGCTAACAATCTGGTAAACGATACTCCCAAAGTCCAGGCAACTTCCATAAAACTGAAGTTGGAAATGGAATCCAATACTGATAGGCTGAGCCCAGTAGTAGCGGACAAATTACTGATATCTTTGTACCAATTAGACACTTCAGCAACCTATGTATCAAGAACTATAATCTCCAACGGTGAGTTTACCAACATAGAGCTTTGGTGTGATGTTTACCGTCCATCAGCTACCAACTGTAGTGCTACAGTAAGCATTTCTACTGATAACGGACAAAATTGGACAGAGCTCACCAATATGACTTTAGTGGGTTCTCCAGCTTACAACTGGGAACGCAGAAAGTACACTCATACTTTAGGTAGTCCAGCAACTTCACTTAAAGTTAGAGTGGACTTGAATACCCTACAGGTAACTGACCAACCAGCTTGCACCAACTTGATAGTACTCCTTAGGTAAGGAGTGTTCTAAATGGCTAACAGCTACACTCCGAACTACAATTTTGCTTTACCAGCACCAGGAGACGTAAACTGGCACGATGAGATAAACGGGAATTTGGAAACTATAGACAGTCTTATAGCTTCCTTAACTGGATTGTTAAATGCTCACAAAAATGACACTAACAATCCCCATCAAGTCACCTATGACCAAACTGGTGCTGCTCCTGCGCAGCACCAGCATGTAGGTAGCGATATCTACGGTCAGGTACCTCAGGCTGCCAATGCTGATACCGTGGACAACGTCCACCTAAGAGTCAGCGCTGGACTGCTGGAATTTTCGACTGACGGTCGCAACTACATTGTAGCTGGGGAAATGACTAAATCCGCTTATGACCCTGATGATGATGGAAGCGTAGAACAAGCTGACAATTCAGATACCGTAGATAACATCCACTTCAGGGTTAACGGCTCCCTGCTTGAGTTTTCAACTGATGGCAGTAATTACACTGTAGCTGGAGAGATGACCAAAGCTACCTATGACCCAGATAGTGATGGAAGTGTAGAGCAGGCTGACAATGCCGATACTGTAGATAATAAACATGCTGAGGACTTTGTATGGAAAAGCAACACTTCAGCTACTGGCATAAATGTTCCTTCAGGGCAAACTATCTATTTCCAGACTGGAGGAACTACCAGAGCTTATGTCAATGATTACGGATTAGTGGGAGCCGTGTACAATTCCGACCTTGCTGAAGGATTTATTACTGTAGAACCTAGGCTGCCTGAAGAAGGTACAGTAATGGTGTTCACAGATGACGGTAGGGTTATGAAAGCAGTAAATGGAGGTAGCTTTGCAGGTATAGTTTCTTATCATCCAGGACTGCTTTTAGGTATGACCCATAACTGGGAAGAAGAATACCAAAAACACAAGAAAGTTCCTTTAGCTTTAGTAGGTCAAGTGTATGCCAAAGTGGATGGTGGTAAAAAAGGCGTGAAACCTGGAGACCCACTTACTGTAGGAAAAGACGGGATGCTGAAAAAAGCCAAACGCAACCAAGAAGTGGTAGCTAAAGCTATGGAAAGTGTAGGACGGCATGAAGTTAGGAAAATAAAGGTGTTGATAAGATGAATATTTTAATAAATGGAAGAGAGTTTGAAGTAGATTATGTCGGGGTAGATGAGCTGCCTACAGGAAACAGAATTCGCATCAGAGGATCTTTTCCAGTACTGCAGTCAATTATGAACTACGTAAACCCTGGATACAACCTGGAAGTAGAGTGGGAAAACAACACATACTTCATTAACTTGAAGACCGTAAGTATCTATACCTGCCATAAACTCTCTGAAATGTATTTGATTCCCATGGAGGTGTAACTATGGGCTATTCCATAGAAATCATAGATAGAGAAAATACTGAGACAGTTTTGGCTGAGGAAGTAGGGTTTCTTTCCATGATGCAGAACAAAGAAATTGCCAGCGACGGATCTTTAATAAATGTAATGCACATACGCATTAACGTGTCTCCTGAAGATGCTGTACGCATTGCCAGTCAGCTGAACGAAGTGGCTAAAAAGCCTATTGAGATGAACCTCTACTACAACACCAAGTGCTTTTACACTATAGGAAACACAGAACCTGGTTACTTATTGGACCAAATAAACCTCACCTTCGGTATTCCAGTTTGTGATTTGGATATTGTCATTAGGCAAATCCACTAACCCATGGCTTGGACAGATACTAATTTAACCAATATTAAAATCAGAAAGATACATATTGACGAAATAGTATCCAGGCTCAACACAGAGCGTAGTGAGCGTGGGTATTCCCAGCTTTCCATAAATATTACTGCTGAGCAAAGTAAAATTCTTGCTTCTCATATAAATGACCTGCGTTCTGCTGTTGATGGAACCCCGCTAACTGTTGGCTGTGGTACTCACCATACTACCGTACGCTCCTATAACTCAAGCTACGACGGTTACTGTTCTAACTACGGAACTGCTCACAGTATTGATTACGGATCCAACTACAGCGGCCACGACTCAAGCGAAAACGGAACTGCTAAATACAACTATGCTTTGGGTAGTGGCAACTGCGTGCACTACGTATAAACGGAGGCAATCATGTCTTGGACCGATAGTATAACTAATACCACAAAAGTGAGACAAGTACATATTTCTGAATTAAGGACTGCTATAGAGAGCTTGGAAGCTGCCTGTCCTACTCACAACAGCTCTTACTACACAAGCTACAACAAAGCAGTATACAGTAACGATGGGCACAGTTTGAGCTATTCCACTTTGAACTCTACTGCCCACCATCAACGTAGTGTAGATGGAGTTAACAGTACCAACAATGCGGTAAGTGCAAAAGGTCCTTGCTACTTACCTTCATTTGAGGCAGTATTGGAGGCATTTTATGGTAGACTTGTCCAAATTTCTTAAAAGCATTTATGTTATAGAAATTCCCATGTCCAAAAAATGTAATCTCCGCTGCTCTTACTGCTATATCAGAGATGCTACCTACAAACAAATAGAAATTAAAGCCAATGAAGTTATTCCGCTTTTAGAGCCGATAAGAAAGGTTTTTCCCAACATACTTAAACCCAACACTCCGTGCAAGATCATACCGTGGGGTGCCGAACCACTATGTCAATGGGATACCATTGAAGAAGTACTTACTTACATATTCCAAAATTACTCTGACTGTCCAGTAACCACCAACTGGTCAACCAATGCCACTACCACTCCCGAAAGTTATGTCAAGTTTGTTAAAAAACACTGGGACAAAATTGAAAGCATACAGCTAAGCCTTGATGGACCTCAAGAAGTACACGACTACGCAAGAAAGACAGCGGGTGGAGAAGGGTCTTTCCATAAAGTTATGGAACATTACGAAATAATGACCAAAGAAATACCAGATTTCACCAGTAAATTGATGATAAAGTCCACTTTAAGTCCTGAACAAGTCAAAAAAGGGCACTTCTACAAAGCCTGCGAATTCTTTTGGGAAGAGCTAAAACATCCTATGTCTCCAGTTACCTTAGTCAAAGACAGTGTTTATGATGAAGAAGCTGCCCAAGCTCTTGATGAAGACCTTTACCGCTGTAAAGAGTACTGTGAAAAGAATGAAAAGGCACAACTGGGATGGTTTGTGTACTTCAACAGGCCCAACAACGTTTGTTCAGCATGTCATTCTCAAGTATGTGTTGATTTAGATGGAAGCATTTACCACTGCCACGGACCGTCTACAGACAACACCAAGCAGGACTACTTCAAATTAGGGAACGTTTATGCAGAGTACCTGGATCCCAAAGCCGTTTACCGCAATGTGTATTTCAAATATAACTACGACCTAATTAGAGCTGCTTTCTGTAAACAGCAAGAATGTGAAGTGTACCAAGAATTTCCCTTTTTGTGCTGGCAATGTCCTATGGACATGCACAATCTAAACCGACTTCACTACTCACCAAACTTTCATTTCTGCAAAATAGTAAAAGTGTTCTACAAACACTACAAAGAATGGGGGCAGAGCAATTTTGAACGAACTATTCCTGCATGTTAAAAGACTACTAAATCACCAACTGTTCCAGACTTTAGAGTTAATACTGTCACCAGAGTGCAACTTACGCTGCCGCTACTGCTACATGCCCCGACACAATCAAGGTAATAAGTCTCCAAAAATGAGCATAGAAACTATAGATACCGCTGTAGCCAAGATAAAGCAGTATCGAAACCGTCCGTTTAAAATCGATTTGTTCGGTGGAGAACCTCTTCTACAGTTAGACTTGGTTGAGTACGTACTTCAGAAAGCAGCTAAAGACCCACAGATATTTTTAGTCAATATACCCAACAACGGGTGGGTTGCCTCCACCTATCCCGAAGAGATAAAGCGGTTGTATAAAAAGTACGGAAAGCTCAACCTCAGCTTCTCAGTTGACGGTCCTTATGTGGAAGAAAAACAGAGGCCCAGCCTCCCTGAGTATAAACACTTAAAACTTGACTACGACAACCTCTTTAAGCTTTATGGAGAAGGATATTTGTGTGGATTTCATCCTATGGTCTACGCTCCCACTGTGCATACTTTGTTTGACACTTTCAAGTTTTTTGTAGATAACGTGCGCTTGGTTCGAGGCAAGGACCATCCAGTAGGAGATGATTTATTCCTGCTCCAGGTGAGGAACGGAGGAACCTGGCACGACGACCGCATAAACACCCTTATAGAGGAAAGCTGGAAGTGTATTAATTATATACAAAAAGAAAACATCAATCTGGGAGAAACTCAGTTTAACCTATTCCGCACACCAGGGATGGTAAAAAGAGGGCTGACCTGCAGTTTTCAAACCCAGCTTACCGTAGCTTGGGATGGAAGTATTTATCCTTGTCACCGCTTAATATACCCTGATTTAAAGATTGGAAGCATTCATGATTTAGAAAACATGGACTGCAATAAGTTTCTGTTCTTTTATTACTTCCACCGCAATAACAATCTGATATGTCATAAGTGCAAATTCCCTATCAACCAAGAGTACTGTGCTGGAGGATGCTTGGGAGCACAGCTTGAGTTTTGGGGCGATTTAGCCATTCCCATACCTGATGTGTGCAAAATGCTTTTGAGATACCAAAACGAAGTGCGTATAAAGTTACCTTGGAATAAATGTGAGGTGTAACTGGTGTTGACTATTAGCAGTAAAGAGCTTAAACCCTACTATTGGTTAATGGGAAACTGCGATGATAGGCACATAGATTCTTTAATTGAGAAAGCTAATGCTTTTCAGCTAAACAGAGACGAGTTAGCCCAGCTCAACTACTTGTTCAAAAATATATTCTGTATCTACCACCTCAATGAAGGCTTCAATAAACACATTAAAGAAATCCACGATTATCTGGAATCTGAAGAATTTGGAGAATTGGTTGATGCAAGCGGAATAGAAAGTGATGAACCTAACTTGTTCAACGAGTTGGTAATGTCCCGTCTAATTGCTCAAGCAATTATCAGTAACGAGAGTACACTAACCACAACTATGGGTTTGCTTACCCAGTTAAGCATAAACGTACTGCGAGCCATAGAGTCTTTGAAAAATACTAGCAGCGGTACTTCACTACGAGTTTTAGTTCCCCAAAATGCTGAGGAGTTCCTGGACTCAGCTTTTGAAGAAGTGTACCAGCAAGCTTGTAGTTAAAGAGGGGATAGTCGGTGGCTACTTACACTCCTAACTACAACTTATATCTTCCTTCTGAGGGTGAAACTTACTGGGACGACAAATTAAACAACAACTTTACTATTATAGACAGCACTTTGCACAGTTTGCAGGTGCAAATAAACTCACATGAGCTGCGTACTGATAACCCTCACCAGGTTACCTATGAACAGGTAGGAGCAGCACCAGCATCACATACCCATAATGATAAAGCCGACAAGGTTCCTGGCACTACTGCTGGCAACCTTGCTTCTTTGGACGCTACGGGGAATTTACAGGATAGTGGGTATAGTGCTTCCGACTTTGCCACCGTAGCCACTTACTCTGGAACATTATCTGCTGTTGGGTGGTCTGGAACGGCTGCTCCTTATTCTCAAACAGTTTCAATTACTGGAATTACTGCTGATGATGAGCCAATTATCGATGTCGTGATGAGTGGAAACTACGCAACAGACAGCATAAGAAATGAGGAATGGGGCTACATTTACAGGGCAGTAACTGGAACAAATAGCATAACCTTTTATGCTATAGAGAAGCCAACCGTAGACTTGCCATTCACGGCCAAGGTGGTGAAGTAAATGGGCGAAGGGACACTTGTTAGGCGTGGCGGTGGAACGTATAAATTAAATACGTTTGTTGAAGGCCTATATGGCAACCTGAGCGACATTCTTGCCCTTACAGATGCCTACAAGACTACTGGGCGGTATTTTCGTGGTGTCATTGGCATAGGCTTTGAACCTTATAAAACGCTGCAAACTATGAGTGTTATCGCCGAGAGTAGCAACGCAATGGGCATTATCGCCGAGAGTAGCAACGCAATGGGCATTATCGCCGAGAGTAGCAACGCAATGGGCATTATCGCCGAGAGTAGCAACGCAATGGGCATTATCGCCGAAAGTAGCAACGCAATGGGCATTATCGCCGAAAGTAGCAACGCAATGGGCATTATTCGAGAAAGCGATACTGCCATTTCCGTTATCCACGACTCCACAGTAGGTCGGCAAGTGTTGTCGCAAAACGGTTACCTGTTAAGCTATTTCTGGACGTGGAAACCAGCTCTTTATGGACTTGAGCACGTAACTACTGTTAGCACAACCGACTCAATAACCACCTTTGGAAGTTTGACCGGTTCGTACAAGTGGTTTGGTGGCGTTCTTGCTACCAATGGATGTATTTACGGGATACCTCACGACGCTACCACAGTTCTTAAGATAAATCCATCTGATGACTCAATAACCACCTTTGGAAGTTTGAGTAGTGACTCAATCAAGTGGGCTGGTGGCATTCTTGCTACCAATGGATGTATTTACGGGATACCTTACAACGCTACCACAGTTCTTAAGATAAATCCATCTGATGACTCAATAACCACCTTTGGAAGTTTGACCGGTTCGTACAAGTGGTTTGGTGGCGTTCTTGCTACCAATGGATGTATTTATGGGATACCTCACTACGCTACCACAGTTCTTAAGATAAATCCATCTGATGACTCAATAACCACCTTTGGAAGTTTGACCGGTTCGTACAAGTGGTTTGGTGGCGTTCTTGCTACCAATGGATGTATTTACGGGATACCTCACAACGCTACCACAGTTCTTAAGATAAATCCATCTGATGACTCAATAACCACCTTTGGAAGTTTGAGTAGTGACTCAATCAAGTGGGAAGGTGGCATTCTTGCTACCAACGGATGTATTTACGGGATACCTTTCAACGCTACCACAGTTCTTAAGATAAATCCATCTGATGACTCAATAACCACCTTTGGAAGTTTGACCGGTTCGTACAAGTGGGAAGGTGGCATTCTTGCTACCAATGGGTGTATTTATGGGATACCTAGCAACGCTACCACAGTTCTTAAGATAAATCCATCTGATGACTCAATAACCACCTTTGGAAGTTTGACCGATTTGTACAAGTGGGACGGTGGCATTCTTGCTACCAATGGGTGTATTTATGGGATACCTCACAACGCTACCACAATATTAAAAGTATCCATTTCTGGTGCTGGCTATACTTACAAGGCAGAACTCGGTTCTCCATACTTTAATAAGGTTTAAGAGAGTATTATAGTAAAGGAATATTGAGGAGGTATTTTTATGTCTATCCGAGCAGTCATCAATGCCCAAAACCTTAACCACATAAAAATTCACAAAGAACTGATTGAAGCTGGTATAAAAAATCCACGAGTTACTTCATACCCTGATGGTAGATTTGAGATAGAAGTTGATTCAAACGAGGTGGAACTTGCACAGCGAGTTATAGCTAACCACGACCCAACACCCGAGCCTCCAGAGCCCCCAACCGATGAAAGAATTAAGGATATTGAAGCAGCTATTGCTTATCTTATCGGAAACTTATCTGTGAGGTGACATAAATGCCTACTTGGAAGAAAACCCTTTTCGTTCGTGTAGTTCGCTACCGAATGCAAGCCGAGAATAGAACGGCAGAGGAAATTCTTGCTGAATACCCATCCTTAACTGAAGAAGAAAAACGGGAAATACTACAAGCTTTGCGTTCGTGAAGCGTCCCTGGCTGACCACCGAAGAAGCTCAGAACCTTACTACTTATAACCAATCTTAACTTCCTTATATCTGTCTATAAAACTACTTTAGAATAGGTGATTGTCCAAATGCGCAAGATAGCTATTATCGTCATCTTTGCTTTGCTGTTCAACGTAGCTGGGTGCCTTATAGCACCAACACCAATAGACCCAGAACCACAAAAGTTATTTGACTTTCCCGATTGGATTACTACCCCTAAACTGATCGAGACCTATTTAAGAAGTGTAAATGCAGAATATAATTCGGACAAAATTCTAACTGGATACAATGGATATTATTTCACACCAGCAGAATTACCAATGAAGTGCATACCAGATGCAAAAAATAAAGGGAGTATTATAGTAAAACCAGAATGGGAAGGAGACTGTGATGATTGGGCATTAATGACTGCATACCTTGCTAAAGAAGCACTTGGGTATGAAGCTTACTATGTGCACATATATCCAAAGAAAGATATTGGAACTCCAGGACATGCTCTGTCTTACGCTTACGGGCCAGATGGTAAGGTCTACGTATGGAACTTATGGTATTACTTCGGAAGCCACAATAGCTTTGACGAGTTCATGCGCAAGTACTATCCAGATATGAAAGTTACCCTTGAAGTTCCAGTATGGGACCGTATCAACTATCTAGTAGAAAGAGGACACGTACTCTACTACACTGATGCGTATTGCTTAAAGAAGAACAAGAATAGCAAGAATAAAAAGGAAAGCTCTTCTTGCTCCGAAGGGGTATGCCCTGTAAACAACTACTTAATATGGGGAGTTAACTACTTCAAGTATTGATTATAAGAAAGGAGGGGTCGGTATTGGTAGGAACCCAAATCATGGTAGATATGCTAACCAAAGAACCAGCAGCCAAAGGTCAAGCGATGGAATTTGTCTGTAAATGCATAAAAGACTTACCGTTAACGGTAGTGTTCGGTCCAGATGTTATAGAATACAAAAACCACTTCACAGTATTTGCTATCATAGCTGAATCACATCTAATATTGAGTCAATACAAAAACCGATTATTTATAGACCTTTTTTCCTGCTCCCCTATCAGTACTGACCTCTTTTTAAATATGTGCAAAAACTACTTTGACACTCAAAGTCTAAACTACAGACTTATAAACAGAAATCTTTAAAGAAGATGGAGTCTCCTGTGCTGGCTTATATGAAAAGGAGGGTCTCTCTTGACCTATCAAGAACGTAACGACAGTAAGGTATGTCCTTATATTGAAACCAGGCTTTCTATAGAAACCAGAGTAGCTTCACTTGAAAAGGAAGTGAGTAGGTTGTGTAAAGAGGCTTCTAACTACTCGGCTATTTTAGAACAAAATCTAAAGCAAATATACGACAAGCTCGAAAAGATAAATGACAATGTCATAAATTTAAGCAACAAAAACAGCATACAAGACAAGGACATTACATTTCTACAAGATGAACTTAGAGAAAGAAGAAATCTTAACCGCTGGACGGCTGATAAGGTAGTTGCCGTCCTATCTTCCATCCTTTCCCCCATTTTAGTAGCGGTTATCCTCTCTAAGCTCATTAAGTGACTTCCTCCTCGCATTTAAATGCAAGGCTTCCTGCTTCATCGTGGGACAACTTCCACTCCACAGGCGTTACTTCCGCCCAGTCCGGACGTAGATCTTCTAATAAAGACAATAAGAGCAAAAACACTAATATTAGAAAGGAGGAATCAGCGCATTCCTATCCATCTTAAAGAAGATGGAGTCTCCTGTGCTGGCTTATATGAATATTATTTAAAGAAGAGCGGACTCATTACTGCCCTTATTGTGGCCTTATACTCGACCGGGATGTAAATGCCGCCCGGAATATCCTGAAGAAAGCGTTGGCTCTGGAAGCGGCATAAAGCTTCCCTACCGTGGGAACCACGGGACGTCAAGCCTGTGGAGCTAACCCGTTGGGGTTACGATGAAGCAGGAAACCCTACCGAAGCCCCTCCCTAACCCGGAGGGGTTAGGGAGGGGTAGTTCACAGAAGAGCAAGAATAAAAAGGAAAGCTCCTCTTGCTCCGAAGGGGTATGTCCTGTAGACGAAGGATACAAGATAGTCTGGGGAGTTAACTACTTCAAGTATTGAGGTGAACCATGCCACAGGGAGCCTACTTAGGAAGCATAACTACCTGCTGGGAAGTAACTGAGGATGAAGAAGGAAACCCCTCTTGTCAGGTACTACAAAACGAAATTGCCACTAACTGTTCCCCTAATGTATTCATCAACGGACATCCTGCAGCCTACATTGGAAGCGTTACCACGCATCCCTGCAACGTAGTTGAAGGATCCAGCAGTGTACTTATCAATGGAAAGGGGGCAGCCAGAGTAGGGGATTTACTTTCTTGCTTCTGTGAAAACAACGTAGGAGTAATAGCTACTGGCTCTCCAAATGTTATCATTGGAGGCTAAAACCATGAGCAGTTCTTGGTACCTCTTAGCCATCTTGGCTCTAGTCCTACTTATTTTAGAAGCTGTCAGTCACTTCGGTGATTGAGTATGGATATAGGATCTTTTGTCTGGGTTAAACCAGACCCTTCACCAGAGACTAGACACTGTCGAGCCTGGGTAGGTCAAATTGTGGAATTCAGAAAAGACAAGGCTCTGGTCCGTTATTGTAACCCTAACACTCCTGAGTCCTTGAAAGACTTGGCTCTAAAAGTGGAAATACCCATCAAATACCTAGAAGAGCTGTAAAAGGAGGGACCCACTTGGACTACCGCAGAGCATTTCTAGAACGCATGGAAAAAGCCTTTTACTGGGCTACCAAGCGCGGTGCCAGACTGAATAAACCGGTCATTTTTGCGCAGGCAGCTTTAGAGAGTAACTGGGGACAGTCTTACTTAGCCAAAGCTGCTAACAACTTATTTGGTATTAAAGCAGGCAAAAGTTGGAAAGGGGATGTCGTAGAGCTTCCCACGTGGGAGTGGTCTAAAGAAAAAGGATGGTACCGCACAACTGCCAGATGGAGAAAGTACCGTAGCTGGCAGGAGTGCTTGCTTGACTACTACCACTTGTTAGAAACCCTTCCCTGGTTCCAGGATGCTTTAGAGCACCTGGGCAATGCTGACGAGTTCCTGAAAGCCCTTTTACCTGAACCTGGAGAACCGGGATGGGCTACTGATCCTAATTATTATAATAAGATAAAGAAAGTGGCTAAAGTTATTGAGGATTTGGGATACATCAAGTGGGAATAACTCTATGCACTACCTCAAGCTCTTCTTCATCTACGCTCGTATCATTCTGGAAGCCCGCAAGCTTTTAGTTTTAGTAGGGGAATACTGTCCAGAGAAAGTAGAAGCTTTAGTAAGGAAGCTGTACCGCTACCTTCCAGAAAAGGGAGTAGATGAAGAAACCTTCGTAAACAACTTTGTAAAGTACTTAAAACTGATTCAGGCTTTGGTGGATATAGTGTGGCTCATATCACCGAGGATAATGCACTACTTAACTTGGAAGTATTTAGACCTGGAAAGATCAGGATGGAAATGGTTTTCAAATACAGTGCAAAAATATGTAGACCAAGTAGCCACAGATCTTGAACAGTGTATCGAGTACTACACTCACGTTTACAACCGGGAAAAGCTTGGGGATTTACTGCGCAAGGATTTTGAAATCCAGCTTCAAAAGTTTGACTATGTGTTTCAGGAGATGATCAGACAGGAGATAAACAGAGAAGTTAAGAAGTACTCCAGCCAAGTTAATCCTGACGGAAACTGGATATATTCCATAGATGAAAATGGAATCCACGAAAATCCCAACTGGGATATTAACAAATAAAAGGAGGTAATTAAAATGAGTTGGTCTGAAACTCTACAGCAAATACTGTTGGGAATTGCTCCCATGCTTATTGCGTTCATTCTCACTTACTATGTGAAAGACCGCAACAAAAGGGAAGAGATTCTCAACCGTATCATGATAATCACCACCGTTGCTGACAAAGCAGTAGCTGCTGCCGAAGACTTCTACGCCAATTCCGCCACTAAACCATCTGGAATTGAAAAACTGCGCAAGGCAGTAGATATTGCTAAGCAGCTGCTGGCTAAGGTAAACATTCAGCTCTCTGATGAAGAGATAGAAGCTGAAGTACGTACTGCTTACCAGAACAGTCCCTATGCTAAACACAAAGAAGAAACTCAGTAGAATGACACAATTCAAGTAAGTGGGTATACGTGCAGGATATAGATGGCAACTACCTGCAACTGTCAGACAAGTACAAGCAAATAAATCCTAGCGAGCTAGTTCTAATTTGCAGAAACAATAATTACATTACCCAGCAATTCATCTCCACCTTATAGAAGGTGGAGACTTCTTGCTATGGTTCGTTAAATATGATGATACAACCGGTAAATGGATAAACGCAAAGCCCACGCTTAATGACCTGGACGATGTTGAGATAACAAGTCCAGCCGATGGGCAAATTTTGAAATACGATGGGGCAACCGGTAAGTGGGTAAACGCTAATCCAGCTTAAGGAGGCGGAAACATGTTCGGCAACCTTTCTTTCGTGCTCGGTAACGATGCCTGCGTTGGTGATGTTGTGGTTGGTTCTGGCAACATCTTTTCGCTGTTGACCTTCGGGATTGCCTGCGCTATTTTCACGCTGCTTTTGGTGGACATCTTTAAGCGATGAACAAAGTCCTTTCCTTCAAATATAAACAAGAGATTGTTGGTGGCCTGTCCTGGGCGGAAGCAAATCAATTATCCTGGCAGGAGATAAATCAATTTTCGTGGTTCGGGATTAGCGGGATATTGCAGTTCTTCTACGAGGTTCAATGCGGACTTCAATCTATGGTAAGCAAAGTGTGCAGGGTTGCTAAAGATTATACGTGGAGGGTTCGCCTATGAAACAAGGCGAAAAGGGGATAAATATTATTTTCGTGCTGCAGGATGAAAACGGTAACGCATATGACCTTTCCACAGCGACAACGGTTCAGGTCTATATCAAGAAAGGGAATACTATTGCAGTTCGAGATGCAGAAATCTATTCCGCATCTGAGGGCAAGGTTCGTTATACCGTTCAAGAAGGGGATTTGGATATAGGAGACGAAAACTACACCTTCCAGGTGGCGGTAGATTTTCAGGATGGAATACATCTCGTGTCTGATGCCGTTGTTGAGTATGTAGAGAGCACATTGGAGGCGTCCTATGGCGGAAGTTAGAACCGATAAGCTTGGGCTCGTAAAGTCTTCCGACAATGCACAGGTAGGTTCTTTTGCTCAGGATTTTGCCGATAACATGCAGAAAATAGACGATGCCTTTGGAACCACAATAGGGAAATTTGTAGCGGGAACTGGAGGCGTTCCTGCTTTTCACATCGTTTATGTCAACACCGAGGGTAAGATACAGAGTGCATCCTGCTATAACCTTTCCCATATGAACCGCATCGTAGGAATGACTGTAGAAGATATTGCTGAGGGGCAGAGCGGGCTTGTGTATCGCATAGGTGCGATAGAGAATCCGAATTGGAACTTATCTCCGGGGAGTGTCTACTTTCTCGGTGACGGCGGAGAAATCATAGATACGAAGCCCGATACCGGCTTCGTTTTGGTTGTTGGTGTAGCAGAAAGCGCTACACGTCTTGCACTTAGTATTGGTATTCCTGTTAAACTCGCTTAAGGAGGTCATTAAGTCATGGCTGAAAAATATTTGAAGGTTGGAACAACTGGAAATCTCGAGGAAGTAGAGGCAACGGTTCAATCGTCTGGTGCGGCTGATGCTGGGAAAATCGTTGCCCTTGGAAGCGACGGGAAGCTCGATGACACCGTTATGCCTGAGGGTATTGGTGCTGAAGTTATCGTTGTCCAGGCTGGAGAGGACCTTGCGGCTAATGACGTGGTGAATATATACGACGACGCAGGAACTCTTAAAGCCAGGAAGGCAGATGCAACAGATGCTACCAAACCTGCTGTCGGATACGTGAAAGAAGCAGCAACCGCTGGCAGTAATGTTTCGGTGTATACTGATGGATTTTTACCCGGCTCTGGGTTCACTACAGGAAGCAAATATTTCCTTGCCACGACTCCTGGACAGGTTACGACTACTCCACCAGGCGGTTCTGGAAACATTGTTCAATATATCGGAAGGGCGATTAGCACTGACAAAATCAAGTTTGAACCAGACACTTTCTTGATTGTGAGGGCATAAGCGATGAAAGTGATAATCCTCGATGAAACGTCAGGAGATTTGAAAGAAATTCTTGCCTCCTTTGCTTCTCTTTCCGATACTCCCAGCTCATATACTGGGGCTGGTGGAAAGGTTGTTGCTGTCAAGGCTACTGAGGACGGGCTGGAATTTATCGACGCTCCTTCTGGAGGCGGTGGCGGGGATTATGCCATACTTGGAAGTAGCAACCAGGATGTTAATCTTTTTATGGCTCTCAACCAACAGATTGACACCAGAACAACAGAAGTAACCTACGACGCCGGTGGGAACGTGTCTACTGTGGTTGAAAAAAATGGAGAAACAATTGTGAAAACCACAACCCTAACTTATGATGCGAACGGAAATCTCACTACGGTAACCGAGGAAGTGGCAGGTCAGACAATAACTACTACACTCAGTTACGATGCTAACGGAAACGTAACTTCTATAACAAGGAGTGTATCGTAATCAACCACCTCGACCGTAATGGGAAAGGAGGTAGAAACAACATCGATGGATGTAATAGGATATGCCTTGGCTAAGAAATTGAAAAGTGTGGGAGAGGGATGGACCACAGAAGCACCAATGCCTACCGCAAGAAGATACTTGGCAGCTGCGTCACCAGGAAATGGTAAAATCTATGCCATAGGTGGTTATAACGGCTCATATCTTGCTACTAATGAAGAATACGACCCTTATACTAATACTTGGACTACTAAAGCTCCAATGCCTACTGCTCGAGAAGGTGCAGTAGCTGTATCACCAGGAAATGGTAAAGTTTATGTTATCGGAGGAAGAAATAGTGGCACCCCAAACCTTTCCACTAATGAAGAATATGATCCTGATACCAACACGTGGACTGCTAAAGCAAATATGTCCACTGTGCGGTCATTTTTTGCTGCAGAAGCGGTGAACAATAAAGTCTATGCCATAGGTGGTTATAACAGTGTTTACCTTTCCACTAATGAAGAATATGATCCTGATACCAACACGTGGACTGCTAAAGCAAATATGCCCACCGCAAGGAATGCTTTGGCAGCTGCGTCACCAGGAAATGGTAAAATCTATGCCATAGGTGGTTATAACGGCTCATATCTTGCTACTAATGAAGAATACGACCCTTATACTAATACTTGGACTACAAAAGCTCCAATGCCTACCGCAAGGAATGTTCTTGCCGCAACATCCCCAAGAGACGGTAAAGTCTATGCCATAGGTGGCATAAATCCGGGAAATCTTTCCACTAATGAAGTGTATGATTCTGATACCAATACATGGTCTTCAAAACCCTCAATGCCTACTGCAAGAGGGGGGTTAGTAGCAGTATCACCTGTTAAAAATCAAATCTATGCTATAGGTGGCTACGGTAGTAACTATCTTAGTGTTAATGAAGAATATATCACTTCTTCTATTATTGTAGGGTTAAATACCTTGTTATCTTATCTGTCCATTAAAGCATAAAGAATATCGAAAGGAAGTGAAACTATGTTAACTGAGCTTCAAGTTTGGCAACGTTTAAATGAAGTTGGAATAACTAAAACTCTATCTGAAATCGAAACTGCTTTGTCTCAAGTAGATCAGCAAGCCATATTTGAGCAGGAGCGTTCTCGCTTTAGAATTGAGATTTGGGATAAACAAACTCCTATCAACGGTGTTCCACCAGAAAAAATCGTTGCTCGTGAAGACGTTCCAGATGATGGTGAAGTATATCTCGTGTATGTGGATGGAAAACTTCTATACCTTCAGCCACATGATCCATTCCAAGCAGGAATTATCCCCATGACCAAAGACAATGTACTTGTCATAGCCAATCAGCACGTAGACCAACTTACCTGGCAGTATGCTGACCAAAAAATCTTTGAAGCTGTGCTGGAAAAACTGCTTGGATAGCTATCCTGCTTGTATTAGGGGGTGTGGCGATGGCTGAGAACAACAACGGGAGAATAACACTTGCTGTTCTAAAAAATGACCTTGAACACATCAAAAGGAAGCAATGGGAAACGGACGAGAAATTAGATAAGTTAAAATACTGTTGACAAAATGACTGTTTACACATATAATATAATTAGAGTTTCTATAACTAAATAGTTGAATGCAGGGAGCTGAAAGGCTCCCTTTTCTTTTGTTAAGGCCCGTTCAACTATAACATAGTTTAGATAATGGAAGGGGGGAATATGCAGGAAGTGTCAAAGAAGACGTTGGACACATCCATCGAAATACTTCGCTGGGATTTCCCTGATAAAGAGCTACTCACTATTAACGTCCTCTCTGATATCCACATTGGAAGCCCACTGTGCGACGAAAAGATGCTGCAAAGAGTCATCGGCTACATCAAGGAAACCGGCAACCTAGTACTCATCAATGGAGACATTGTTGAATGTGTTACCAGAACTTCAAAGGGAGACATCTACCAGCTCAAGTACACCTCACCAGACCAACAAGTGGATGTAGCTTTAGAGTACCTGAAGCCTATTAAAGACCAGATATTAGGAGTTGTATCCGGAAACCACGACAAGCGCAGCGACGGCCACGACTACGGAAAAGAGATTGCCTACATACTGGGAGTACCTTTCAATCCAGTATCCATATTGCATGTGGTAAGAGTAGGGTCAAAAAGTTACAATAAAAAACCTTTTGTGTACACTCTGTACCAAACACATGGATACGGGGGAGGAAGAACCGCTGGAGCCAAATCCAACATGATGGAAAGGTTCGGAAGAACCATACTGGCCGATGTGGTAGTAGTCTCCCACCTGCACACTTCCCAGGTAATTACTACCAGTTATCACCTTCCAGATCTTCGCAACCTCAACGTAATTGAGAAATCACAATTTATAGTACTCACTCCCTCCTTCCTGAATTACGGTGGATATGCCAGAAAGCATGGCTATCCACCCCCTGCACAATGTATGAATGAAATAACTTTTTACGGAACTGAAAGCCCTTACGGTCCTAAAAGGCAGTACCGAGGAAGAATCGAAATCAAAACCTGTGAACTGTAAAGGAGGAAGGGTATGTTCATAAAAATAAAATACCACCAAGCACCAATGCCTAAGGAGAAGGTAAAGTGGATAGGGGTGATTCCCCACATCTTGTACCATGAAAAGACCGAGCTGTGCTACATAAGCCAGTACATACTAAGCGAACTTACTAAAAGTAAGCGAACTATTAGTATAGCTCAATCTATAGAACAAGTGATAAACTTCTCTAAAAAGAGAAAAGATGAAAACTTAACTTTGCACCTCAATAATTTCCTGATGATCAGGCGCAGTATCCTGCTTCGAAAGTATTTAAAGAACTACATATCCTACACCCGCTGGCTCAACGTATTGGAACAAAGCCTATTTCCGGAAGTAAGCATCCTATCCAGCGGTAACGACCATTTAGCGGTAAACCTACAAGTCGTTTCCACACCCCACGCCACCAAGCTAATCTTCGGGGATCTGGAATACAATATTAACAATGCCGTCCTACTTATAGAAAATCGTGCTTTTCTTTCCATACCGGAACTAATTATCAAAGAAAGTAAAATGGATACTGATTTGCGTAAAATACTGAACCAAGCTAAGGTGAACCGCTATGGCAGAAAGTAACCTGTTAAACATACCGGATATCGTTAATGCTATCTGCAGAATGAATACTTCTGCTGATTATCGCAAAGGATGGAGTGCGGCTAAACTTTTCCTGATCCAGCTTTTAAGACATGCAGAAGGCATCAATTACAAAAGAGAAGTGGTGTGTAAACCTCCAACCTATGACCTGTTTATAGAAGAGCTGCCTTTCCGCAAAATACCCAGAATCAGCGAGTATCTGGATCTTTTAGCTTCCGAGGGAGTGTTAAGATACGTATACTTGAGAAACAAAAAATCCAAATCTTCTAAAAAGGGAAACGTAGTTGTTTTCGTATCTTTATCCAGGATAGAAGATCTTTCCGATATGAAGCTGAACATAGCAGCTGCCGAGGGAGAGTTTGAAGAAGAGGAAGAAGAGATGCTAGAAGATCTGGATGTTCAGGAAGAGGAAGACAGCACCGAAGAGCTGGAACTTATTGACCGCTTAATAGATTCTTACGGTAGAAAGGTGTGAACTACCAACCACCTGTAGAGGTGGTGGCTTCGTGGTCAAGGTAACTTCTGTTACCAGATTACCCACGCTCAAAGGGCTGTTCCGTCCCCGTAAATTGCTTCCTGGTTGTCTTGGGGTTGGATAGGTACCTCTGCCTTGCAGAGGGATACAACCAGGAAGCAATTATATTTTATAACTTATATGCCCATGTGTCAACAGGTAATCCCAAAAAATTTTTAGTTCCCATAATTTACATTATGTAAAATTTTTATTCAAGCTGCGAAAAACTTTTATTCAAGAACTGAAAAGCTATCATTGAGAACCTGAAGCTGCCTGCTTTCGGTGCTTATCCCAAAGCTGTGACCTCCTCCCACCCCTAAAGGGGTGGGCTTCCTCTTTCACCGAGGAAAGCTTACGCGGATGTAGGGGTTGCTCCCCAGCACCCGCACAGCGGCTTCTCTCTCCGAAGGCTTAAGTTCGGGCCGGTCCAGCCCTACGGCCTGTTCAGGGCCCAGGCCAGGCCTTGCCGCCTCTCATCCCACCCTTAAAAGGGTGGGCTTTCCCGGCGGCTCCTCGTAAAATTTTTCGGTATCGGTTAGGGCGGATACTGACAGTGAACTCCTTTCTTCCTTTCTTTTTCTTCCTGCCACCTGATGCATTTCTTTGAGCCTCTCCAAGTCCTGCTCCGAAACGTAGTATGACTTTCCTATCTTCTTCGCACGCAGCTTGCCATTCCGAATATAGCTCCTTATCGTCAAAGGGCTCATATTCAATTCCTCGGCCACTTCCTTCACCGTGCAATACGCTACCTTCCCCGACAGCATCTCCTCCTCCTCTTCCATCACCTCCTCCATCGTCTTCTCCTCCGGTGCAGACAGCGACTGATCCACAGCTTCCAAGTTCTTCGCAGGAATTCTCTCCTCCAACACTCTCACCTCTTTCTCTACTTACTAAATGTGTATATACATCGTTTATATCTACATCATCTATTTTAACACAATTCCTTCTATATATCAAACTTGCTTCATACTCACCTATAATCTTTGCTGCTTTTGCCTTAGAGAAAGAATAAGTATTGTACCCAGCCAGCTTCTCAATTACGCCTTCACGAACATCACCAAATACGTATTCATCAGCATGGGTTCTGCTGGTGCACCCTACTTTGTTAAGCAATCCCAATATGCAGAAAAAGTTAAGTATGCGGTTAGCTTTGTATATATTCAAATTTCCACCTGGAGTATACAACCTAAGCATGCGTGCTAAATCCCTGCAGGAAAGCCAAAAAACCGTCCGGCTTCCACTTCCGTGATAGCTCAATTCCACCATTTTCCAGGCATCAATAAGCAAATCCCTGTCCTCATCGCTCAAATTTAAATGAGAAAGTATTTTAGCCAGAAGCTTAATCCTGCGATAGCTCCCCTTTTCAGCTTCCATATCCTTAAAATAACCTTCTAAACCCCTAATAATAAAGCTTAACTTATCTCTAAAATCTTCTCTATCCTCTATCTTAACCTCACAAAGAGGGATTCCATATAGTAAAGCATAAAAAGCAGTCTCCCACTTATAAGTGTAAATACCATCAGTACCGTGATACTCTCTATAACCTATGTGGCCGTCCTCTAAAACTGTAAACTTAGTAGAAGGTCTGGTCTCATCTCTAAAGATACAGTGAATATAGCTTCCCATATTAGAATCCACATCAATACCAAAGAACTCTTGAAAGGCCTTAAAACACAAACTGGAGTTGTTGTTCAACCTAACTTCCTCTCTCACTAAACTGTTTTTAAGTTGAACGTTGTCTTTGTTTTTAACACAAGTAAAGATATTTTGCTCTTTATTTGTGTTAAAAACAGAAGAAGAACTTTCACCTACCATTCCTTTTTCATTACCAGTATCAGATTTCTCAGCACTATTTTCAGTTAGTAAGTCTAGGAATAGACGGTATACTGGTCTTACAGTTAGGAATTCCATTAGATTATCTTCTTCACATTCAGAGTTATCTAGGAAGTTAGGTTTAACTATCCATTTATATTCTGCTCCAGTTTGAGTTATTTTAGAAGGTGGTATGAGGCAGTACTGCTTTCCAGTTCTTAGTTCAAATTCCCCCCAAACGGAAGAGTGTTTTACTGGATTGGTACAGATGATGCTGCTCTTGAAGTAGATGTGGTATCCACGTTTAGTTTTTACCTGCCAGGTGGTGTTTAAATCAATTTTAAATGCCTCACAAAGGGTTAAGAACTTCTGGTAAACTTCTTCCGTTTCAAAGTCCAGTACTATTAGATCCTCGCCGAGTACCAAAGCTAGTTCCTCTTCTATATTAGGAGGTAGACATGGTTCTTTCTCCAGGAGGTTCCCCCATTTGATGGTTGCCGCCTTATTTTTTGTTGGAACTACATGGTATCCCCTATTGACAAATGCTTGAGCTGTTTTTATAATAATATCTGTCATTGGAGGTTCCTCCTTTCTGTCTCCTCACTCTCTGACTTCCCTGTCCTTGGCGGCGAGGTTGATGGGGAGGAGAGAACCGCCTCTAAGGCCTGGTGGATGTCTCCTTCGACGTCCACCAGCTCTCCATAATTTTTACCGATGCCGGCATCCGCCACCAAAGGAACTTTCATGAAGTCTAAGGGAAGGTTTTCCATAATATCTTTTACCAAGTAGTACACCTCTCTTACCTCCTCTTCTGGAACTTCAAGTACTATAGAATCGTGAACGGTAAGCACCACTCGTGCTTGGAGGCCCTGAGCTTTTAATATTTTTTGAATGTTATAAATAGCTATTTGAGTTATATCCGAGGCAGTAGCCTGGATAGGAGCGTTGATAGCTTTTCTTTCTGCGGAAGCAATTTCTCCTCGATTCCCGGACATGACTTCTGGTAACCTCCTTTTCCTTCCAAATGGTGTAGTTACGTATCCGTAAGTTCTTACCATGTAACAGTACTCGTTGATGTACTGTTTTATTTTTGGGTAAGTTTCAAAATAGGCGTTGATAAAACCTTGAGCTTCTTCAAGCGGTATATTCAGCAGTTCTGCTAAACCTTTGGCGCTCATGCCGTATACGATTCCGAAGTTAATTCTTTTGGCAAAAGAGCGCTGTTCATCGGTTACTTCTTCAGTATTAAAGACGCGTTGAGCGGTAGCCCGGTGAATGTCTTTTCCGGACCTGAAGTCTTCTATCATCTTTTCCTCGTTGGCTAAAGAGGCCAGCACCCTTAGTTCCATTTGAGAGTAGTCAAACTGCATGATGTACCAATCCGGATAAGTAGGGATGAACAGTTTCTTGATATCCTTGGTTTCGTGGGCCGGGATATTCTGCAGATTGGGCTCTGAAGAAGAGATGCGTCCGGTTTTGGTACCTACCGGATTGAAGGAAGTATGGATTCTGCCGTCGTAAGCACTGGCTTTCTTGAGGTTGCATAAAAATGAAGTGTAAAACTTGTGCAGTTTTTTATACTCATCTATGAGCTTGGGAAGCGGGTGCTGCTCAGCCAGCTTGCTAAGTACTTCCTTGTCTACCGAGTAGTTTCCAGCCTCCGTAGTTTTATGAGGGGTAAGACCCAGGCAGTTAAACAGAATATCCGATACGTGCTGACTGGAATGGGGAAGAAACTCTTTCTGGTTGCGGGACTCCCAGGATTTTACTTCCGGCCGGTTTTTTATTTCTTCTAATTTTTCGAGGAGTTTTTCTCCTATTCGGGCCATGTACCTATCCAACCCCCTCTGGTCTATTTTAAACCCTATTCTTTGAATTTGCAATAGTGATTCAGCAAATTTCAACACCATTTGATATGCTCTTTCAACTCCTTCATCTTTTAGCTTCTGCTTTAAGACCAGATAGAGGCGGTAGGTAGCATCGGCATCCGAGCAGTTGTACCTGAAAAACACCTCAGGAGTGGCCAGCAGGAACTGGTATTTGCCGAAAACTTCCATAGGAGCCTCATACTCTACCATATCGGTGTAAAGAGATGCTAAGTACTTTAGATTGTTGCGGTCGTTTTCATTAATCATAAACCCGGCTATTTTGGTATCAAAGTCCATTCTGCAGGGAATTCCGTATTTTACGTTAAGCCACAGGGCGTCAAACATAGCGTTGTGGGCCACAAATATTACGTCCTTTTTGGAGAACAAGTTGTGCAGTCTTGGTATGATATGCCTGTTTACCAGTTCTTGGGAAAGGTAAGGCTCCCCCTTCTTTTCGTTAAGCAGCTGGTATTCGTATTCATCAGCTATCTTTTTCCTTTCCTCCGCTGGAAGTCCCTGCTTCCTGAGTTCCTGCTGTTTCTTTCTTTTCAGTTTAGCTATTTCTTCTGGAGTGTATTTAGCTTCCTGGTAGTTTAAAGGTATACATACTACTTTGCCTTTATCCCAGGAGAAAGCTATGGTGGTGATAACTGCTTCTTCAGAAAATGGTGACAGCTGCTGGTTGGTTTCTATGTCGTAAGCAATCACCGTACTTTGGTTAAGTATTCCGTAGTAGTAAAGGAAGTCTTCCAGATTGTGGACTACTGCGTATTCTGTGGTATCCTTTTCAGCGTTTAAATACTTTTTGACTTTGCTGATGTGGGATTTGAAAGCTGAAAGCAGGTTATAGTTACGGAGTACTGCTGCTGGGTGGTAGGTTACAATGATCCACTTCTTGAGATCCTGGTCGTATATATCGTAGCCAGCGTGCTTTTTGATTCCGTTTTTTCCGAGTACCGCCCTTAATGCTACATTACCCAAAAGAAGCACTATTCTTGCTGGAGAGGTTCTTACCTCATCAAGCAGGCGGCTTTTACAGCACTCTATTTCTTCGGGAGTGGGAGGTCGGTTTTTACCGTTAGCATCGGAGGGGCGGCAAAGGCAGGTGTTGGTGATGCTTACACTGTTTATGTCTATTCCAATTTCCTGGAGTACCTCCCTTAGCAGCTGTCCGGCTCTACCTATGAAGGGTTCTCCCTGTATTTCTTCCTCCACTCCTGGAGCTTCTCCCACTATCAAAACCTTTACATCCTTTCCGTAGTCCTTCCTGACGACTTTGGTTTTGCCCTGCAGAGGGCACTTTTCACATTTAAGCAATTGTAAGCTGGTCAAAATTTATCTCCCCCTTATTTAATATTCCTTTAACATGTGCGTAGAGGCGCATCTTTATCTTGTCAAATGGCTCAGCACGCTTTATGTAATGCTGAGCCAGATCTCTTCCCAATGAGTTAGGATCCTCTTCGCCTGGAAAGGAAGCTACATAGACGTCGTAGAAGTTGGATAGGTAGTTAGCGTGCTTATAGATTTCCGGTATAGCATCTCTGGTATCCCAGGCAAAGATGATCTTTTTGAAGCTTCCTTCTTCGATGATTAATTCCAGTTGTGCATTGCTTAATTTTTTACCGAAAGTGGCTACAGCACAGGCTTCAAATCCTATACGGTCTACGGTAAGGCAGTCAAAAACGCCTTCGGTGAGTACTAAATTGGGGAAGAATACTGCTTTATCAAAGTTGTATAGAAAGCGGTTGGGAGGCGGTGCTTCATAGCTGGATGGGTTGAGTATTTTGGGAATCATTTTAGGAGAAACTGCTCGAGCTACAAAGCTGACTATTTTTTGATGGTGGAAGATGGGAAAGATAATCCTTCCCGCATACTTCCCCATCGCACAGTAACCTATTTGGTACTCTTTTATTTGTGGAGGAGTAATTCCTCGTTTTAGAAGATAGGTAAGCGCTTCAAACCATCCGGGGGGTTCATCGCTGAATTTCTGATAAGCATCGGGAAGTACCGGTTTTTCTGGTTCGGAACTTTCTTCTTCACTTTCGGCATCTTGAAGCTGCACGTTGATGACCTTTCCCAGCTCTTTCAAGAAGCGCCTAAACGATCCGTGCTCTCCACATCTAAAACAGTTAAATCCCTTGCTGGGAGCTACATAAAGATGCTTTTTAACATCTCCACAGAAGAAGCAGTCGATGCGCACATCCTCTTTTGAGGTTTCTCGATATTCAATTCCGTAATTTTCCAAAATTCTTATTAAGCTTTCCTTAAGCATTTCTGGTTACCGGCTGATAAAAAGTCATCGTTTCAAAATTGACCATAACTTCAATTACTTGGTCAGCCACGTAATTGCGGTTTTTGTTGATGCTTATCTTTACCGTTCCCTTTTCTTTATCTTCTGCTGAGCGGTTGAGGGCGATTACTACATCGGCATTTTGAGTTTTACCGTATGCACCTTTAATGTGTTCGTTCTTTATTTTCGTAGCTTGAGCTCCTTCTCGGTTTACCTGAGAAGCAGTAATCAAAACGGCATCGTGTTTTTGGGCAATGCTTCGCAGGTACATGTAGGAGTTTTCAAGTTCCAGCCAGCGGTCGCTGTAGTGTTGTGAAGGAAGCATGATATCTGCATAATCGACGATTATCATATCCGGTTTGCCCTCTTTGATGATTTCCATTTCAATATGGGCTTCTAGCTGGGGAACGGTCATGGTAAAAGTAGGGGCTTCGATAACTTTAAAATTGTCCATGTATGGAGACATGCGGTGCTCTTCAAGAAGCTGTTTGGTTTTTTTAGGATTTCTTATGATTTCCTGGTAGGGTTTTTGCAGGATGTGGCAGATAGCTCGAGCCAAAACTCTTTCCATAGCTACTTCAAAAGTGTAGTAAAGCACCCTCTTTTTCTGCATAACCGCTGCCCATCCCAGGTTAATCAGGAAGGCAGTCTTTCCTCCTCCAGTTCCTCCCAGAACAATTACCAGCTCTCGTGGAGCAAACCCTCCTCCCAATACTTTGTCCAGGATGGGTATCAAAGTTTGTATCCTGGTATCCTCAATGTTCTGTAGATATCTACCTATTTCTTCCGCATCGCTGAGCAGTTTGCCGGATCTTATGTACTTGTTTTCCAGGGAAAGGTGTTTTACTACGTCGTGCACAAAGCTGTCTATGTTTCCACTTTCTATGTAAGAAATTCCTCTGCGAATTACTTCCTCTGCTTGCTTTTTTCTGTAGAGCTCTTTTAAGTGGTCAGCATAAAATTCTGCTAACTCCGGTTGTATGCTGTCTCGCAGAGTTTGAAAGCTTTTCTTTAAGGCAACTATGTCCAGTAGTTGGTACTTTTTGCTATAGTGCTTTTCAAACGCTGTAAAGAAGGATTCGAAGGTTGGAGATGTTCCGTAGCGGTCATAGAATTCAGATGCAGTACGGTAGATATCTTTGAGAATGTGGCTTTCAAAAAGCTGTTCCCCTCCTATTTCTGTGGCCAGGAGGTACAGTTCTCTATTGAAAGTTATTAGGTAAGCTAGTTCGTGTTGTTTAATCTTCACCGAAAATATCTCTCCCCATCTTGATTTTTAGCAGTTTGCGTAGAACTGGATTTTCTTTGATGGATTCATCTACTTTACTTAAAGTATTATATATGTATTCACTATCTATTTCAACTGTAATAGCGTTTAATTCTGAAGGAATGTATACTTTACGCTGACTTTTTTGAAAAAATTCGATACCCTTTTCTGAAGTTACCAGATACAAAGTGCATATTTTGTTCTTGGGAAAGTAGCTGTGAAACTCTTTGAATACCTGTTCTACATAATAAGCAGGGTTGTTGATTCCTTCTTTCTGCAGTAGGGAAATAAATTTCAGTATTCGGTTCCAGTATTTAGATTTTTCAGGGTTCTTTCCGAATACCTTGCGGTGTCTTTTGTAGTACCGGAAATAGTTAGATTCGTAAGCCCTGCCTAAAAGCAGGGCTCGTTCCTTTTGTTCTTTTTCGCTTAGCACGGTTGAGGACCCCCTGAAGTAGGAATAGCCATATTGGCAGTTAAACTGTGAGGCACAAACAGAAAGCAATCATAAGTAGTTTCTAAATGATAAAGAGGAACAAGGACGACGGTGTGCTTCTCATCTTCTTTCTTGGGGAGCTTTACGGTGCTGAGTACTCTTAGGTTTTTCCGGTACATATGGTTTATGATTTCAGCTATTTTTTGTTTTTCTTCTTTATCTACGGTTAGTAAATTAGAAATGTACAGGGGTTGTTTTTGGTAACATAGCGCAAAGGGATAGTTCAAGTTTACTGCCTGTCTTAACACTTCTTCGTCTATGTAGGTTTTGTAGTCTTTGAGTGTTGCCGGTTGGTTTAACCATAGGTAAGCTAACTGATCCGCATACTGGGTGCTGAGTATTTTTTGCATTTCCTGTATTCCGTATACTGCATTAAGAGATTGGCAGAAGTCCTTAAGGGTTTTGATGGTGAGTCCTGGAGTTATATATCCACTTACCAGTACTGTCATGGATATTGGGAAGCTGAACTGTCCGTGGTGGTAGTGTATTCCATAAGTGGTGGTGAGCTCGCTGATACAGTGGTGGTGGTACTCATAGTGTAAAGTTTCTATGCACAAATCCTTTAAAACTTGGTTGTACTTTTCAATAATATTTTTGTTTGTGTCATCACAAACTACTTTTAAGTACTCACATTTTTTAATACGCTGGTTTACAATATACTGTAAAGTATTTATGCTGCTGCATATTTTTTCCAAAAGTTCCTTTCCTCGTACGGTACTTGAGGCATTTCCTACATCGTGTACTCTTACTCCAGTTAGCATTACCTTTCACCCTTTTTTATCTTTTTGGTTGCTAACCATTCTTTTATTTCGTTCAGGGAATACAGTATTCTCCTTCCGATGCGGTAGGCGGGTATTTTACCTTCTCTAGTTAGCTGGCATATATATACTTCAGATAGGTTCAGTAATTTACTAACTTGCTTTCTGTTTAGTAACACGTCACCGAATACTTTATCCACCTTTTCCATGGGTACTTTGGTACGTAAAGTTTCTAACAACAATAACCCCCCTTTCTTAAGTTATTTTTTCAGGAACCAGGACTTTGAAAGCTCTTTCACGCTGGTAAATGCGCAGCCGCTTCATTGAGTGTCGGTAAAGGATGGGATGATGCAGGTCTAAGAAGTCTACTATGGTTACGCTGTTTTTCTGCTTGGTCTTACGAATTCCACGTCCCAGTCTTTGAATGGTTTTTATAGTGCTTTGACCACCCCCTGCCATGATAATAGCATCTATTTCTTGTATATCCACTCCTTCGTCGAAAAGCGGAGTGGCAATTAACACTTGAATTTTGCCGTTTTTGAAATCCTTAATGCTTTTTTGGATTTTAGTACTGCTTTCTTGGCCTGTTAAGTAGGTAATTTTGTCTATTTCTTTAACCAAGTCTTCGAACAGTATTATAGCATGTTTTATTTCTTTGACAACTATTAAAATATGTCTTTTTTCTTTTAACAAGTTTTTCAACTCATCCTTTATCATCTGGTTACGGTAGTCGTTACTTACTATGCCTAGTTCGTAGACTTCTCTCCAGTCGCTGCTCCTTCTGTATTCCAGGCGGTACTGTAAAGGTATGGCTTCCTCGGGAACAATACTAAACCTTATTTCTGGTACTACTAAATAGTTTCTTTCTATAAGGTCCGAAGCTTTAGTTTGATAGATGACTTCACCAAGATAACCCACAGTTATCATAGAACCTCCGTCTTCTCTGTCAAGAGGGGTTCCTGATAAACCAAAGCGGTAATAGGCGTCACATATTTGAAGAATATTTTTATATGTGTTGTTGGCAACATGGTGTGCTTCATCCACAATTACCATGCTCATATTCTTTACTAATTCTTTGAGAGTAGGATTCTTGATGTAGCGGTGTAAAGACTGAATGGAAGCTACTACTATCTTGCCCCACTCATACTTACCATCTCCAAATTGTGCAACTTCGGTGTTCAGCCTTTCTTCAAGGCGTTTTTTAGTTTGGTGGAGCAAGGTGCGCATGTGCACTATGAACAGGGTGGGTACATCCAGTCTTTGAATTAATGCTGCGGCTATTTCTGTTTTACCGGCTCCTACGCTCATATCGAATATACCTCTTCCTGCCTGAATTCCTTTTTCTACTGCTTCGATTTGATAGTCTCTTAAAGTTACTCCGTTTAGGTTTATCTCTTTCAGTTCTACTTGTGGTTTACGTCTTTTATCTTCTATGCGGTAAGCTATATTTTCTTCTTCCAGAATGGAAATTACCCTGTTCAGCAGCCCAGTTAGAAACTTTCCTGAATACATATTATAAAGACGTATGTACCCATCCCAGGTACCATTCTGGTAGGCAGAAGTGTATTGATATCCGGGTTGCTTGTATGCTAAACGGTCGTAGAGTTTTTTGGCTACTGCTTTGTTTATCTGGCTGCGTGGGTTATCAAACTTTACCCTGGAGAGAGTGTTGGTTATCTCGATGGTTATCAATTCCATCACCTCATAGTTATTATATTGATTCATGTGGATTTAATCAAGTTTTTCCCAAAAATTTTTATACTACATGTTGACAAAGTTTTATTTTCAACTATAATATACTTGAACACGTTAGGGAGGTGTAAATATGCAAAGTCAACAGCAGGAAAACTTGATTGACGTAGGAAAAATTAAGTGTGAAGACATGACTGTGCAGGAATTGGTCGATGTGTTGAAAAATCAGATTATTCCTGCGCTACAGTATGGAACAAACTGGTTTTCAGCTATGTTATATGTACTGGAGCAAATTCCGGATAAGGATGAAAAAGTTAATCGGGACATTGCTTTAAGTATTTTTAACGGCTATGCAACTATGATAGCTGGAGGAATGTACAGATTGCATCAAATAACGGAAGAGGAAGGTGATAATCAAGATGAGTAAGAAAGAAGAGGTAGTAACTTTGAAGATTAAAAGGCTGCGTTCCAATGTTAAGCTCCCTGCGTTCAAAAGTAAGGGCGCAGCCTGTTTTGATTTGTACTCCCCTACTATTTTAGTTATTCCTCCCCGCCAGGCAGCCACTATTCCTTTGGGTATTGCTTCCGAGATACCTGAAGGCTACGAGGTTGTGATACGTACCCGTAGCGGCCATGCTTTTGATTTCTCCCTGCAGGTACATTTAGGTACTATTGATTCTGACTACCGTGGCGAGTGGATGGTTAAAGTGTTCAACCACTCTTCTGCTCCTTATGTGGTACGTGAAGGTGAACGTATTGCTCAAGGTGCTTTACGTGAGGTTCCTAAAGTAGAAATAGTGGAAGTTGATGAACTTTCGAAAACTGAACGGGGAACTGGAGGTTTCGGGAGTACTGGGCGATGAGCAGTGTGGATTTTTCCGACTTGCAACCGGTAGAGGAACTTTTACTTGAAGAACACGATTCACTACGAAAAGAAATAGCTGAAATTGATACTAAGTTACACTTTAGTATTGATATACATAATCTTGAAGATGCTATTGTAAGTATACCTGGATTGATGTATTATATAAATGAACTGATATCAAGAGCTAAGAAAGTGAGGGGTATGTATGAACAGTTATTTGATGTCTACGAATCCAGATTGTACCTTTATTTTCGTGCCTCCTTAGACAAAGCTACTGAAGCTACAATTAAAAGCTACATTAGTAATGATGAAAAACATGGTGAGATGGTTAAGAACTTAATGATTATGGATTACACGATAGGTAAGTTGAACGCAATGGCAAGTGCGCTGAATGTCAAGAAGGAAATGTTGATAACTTACAGTGCCAATATGCGCGCGTTGAAGAATTCAATTGTTTAGAAAGGGGTAGATGCCAAATGCCATATTACCAACCAAAATTGGAAAAGTTTTTGGAAGGTGTTAACGAGTCCAATGTTAAATATTATAAGTGGAAGGATACCAACAGTATTCGCTTCCTTCCTCCCTGGTCTCCAAAAGGGGATATTGTTAAGGAAGTTTGGGTTCACTACGGCGTAGGTCTAGACCAAAAGCAGGTTAACTGTCCCCGCAAAATGCTAGGGTCTCCCTGCCCCATCTGTGAGGAAGCCGATAAGCTGCTGCGCAAGGGGTACACCTTTAAAGACGACGCTGTTAAGCGCTACCTTCCTAAGGTTAAGTTCCTGGCCAACATTATAGACGGTGATAACCCAGATGCTGGAGTGCTGGTGCTTTCCTTCCCGAGCACGGTTAGAGACAGCTTGGCTCAATTTTTGAGAGACCCTAATTACGGTGATTTTACTCATCCCGATAATGGATATCTGATACGCATCATCCGTACTATGAAAAATCCTGGAGATATTAGAACTACTATGTATTCTGTATATCCAGCTGCCAGATATCCACTTCCTGATAAATCCATTTTGGACCAGCTGTACGATTTAGATGCTTTGGTGGCAGTTGAAGATTATAAAACTATAAAAAGCTACATGACGATAGGACTACAGCCTGAAGAGGATGCAGAAGAGGATCCTACCGAGGTTCCTTTTGGAGCCAATGTTGAACCTGAGGAAGAAGATGTTCCGTCTTGTTTCGGCAGTTTCTCGGCTAAAGACGAACGCTGCATGGACTGCTCGGTAAGAAAGAAATGTGTAAAGACCATGATCCAGGTGTAGGGAGTGGTGGGGCATGAACCAGGACACCTTCCAGCAGCTAATTAAGGAGATACGCAGTATAGATGAAGACCTCTTATTTGATAAAGAAGCTCTCCAGGAAGGAATCACCTCTAAATATTACATATCCACTCAAGCTCCCTCCCTGGACTGGATAATCGGGCAGAGGGGAATTCCCTCTGCTCGAGTAACCTTAGTGTACGGAACCGAAGGGTCCGGTAAGTCTACTTTAGTTACCCATTTATTGGCTGAGTGTCAACGCATGGGCGGATTGAGCGTGTTAATGGATACCGAATACGCTTACGACCCTGCTCGCTCTGAAAGAATTGGAGTGGACAACTCTTCCCTGCTCCTCCTTCGTCCGGAGACCATGGAAGAGGTTTTTGAAACTTTGGACAAGATAATTCAGTTTAGAGAAAAAGAACCGGATATTCCCATTTTGGTGGTGTGGGACTCAGTAACTGCCACCCCAGTATTTAGTGAAATTAGCAAAAAAGACCGCTTTTACGACTTACAGCCAGGTCAGCAGGCTAAAGTACTTTCTACTAATCTGCGCAAGCTTATACGTTCCATAGCTGCTCAGCAGATAGCTTTTGTAATGGTTAATCAGATTCGTGAAAACGTGGGAGTTTTGTACGGTCCCAGGGAAGTTATGCCTGGAGGTAGAGCCATTAAGTTCTATGCTTCCTTGATTTTGAAAATAAAGAAAACCGGAATATACCATTCTTCAGATGACGAACCGCTTGGTATCACCTGTGAGGTAGAAGTTGAAAAGAACAAGTTAGCACCTCCGTTTAGAAAGACAGAAATCAACATTAACTTTATGGAAGGTATAGATATCCCTGCCAGTTATATGGATGTTGCCTTGAAACTGGGAATCGTTGAGCGAGTTGGTTCCTGGTACCAGTTGGCAGATCCTTACCAAAAATTTCACAGCAAGAAGTTTAGAGCTGGTGATTTTAAAAACATTATCAACCAGGAACTGAAAGAGACCATAGATCAAATTATGTGGGGAGGTAGATGAAGTGGATTTATACCTGGTTAATTATGACAAAAGCGCACCGCAAGTTGTGTACCTTGCTTATCGAGTTTGCCGTACTAAAGACATTGTTCCTTTGGCTTTGAAGCTGGCTAACGGTGAGATACAGCCGGATATGGAAATGGTTAAAAAGTATATTGCTAAGGGTCATGAGTCTCCGCTGGAACATGTTCATTACACTTGGCTGGCTGTGGGTGTGTCCCGTAACTTGACTCATCAGCTGGTCAGGCACCGGATAGCTTCTTATTCTCAGTATTCTCACCGTTCACGAGATGCTCGTTTATCGTTCATAGTTCCTGATGAGATTTACCACCACCAGGATGAAAAGGTGCGAGATTTAGCTACCCGCCTTCTGGATACAACTACTCAAGTATACAATAGTTTAGTTGAAATAGGAGTTTCTCCAGATAGTGCACGGTACCTGCTTCCTACTGCAACCAGTACCAATATTTTATACACCTTCAACGCTCGAAGCCTTAGGAACTTTTTACGTTTGCGCTGTTCTAAACATGCTTCAGATGAGATTCATGAATTAGCCTCTGCTATGTACCAACAGGTAATGAAAATACATCCTTGGTTCTACGAAGACCTGCAGTTAGATGTTAAACCGGTTACCATCCACCAAGAGATAGAGGGAGGAGATGTTCTTGATCACAAACATAATGCTCAGGAAAGCTGATAAACCTTTTTTTGTTGCTCTATGTGGTTCCAGTAATGCTGGAAAGACTACTCTTTGTAAAGAGCTTTACAACTACTACCAGGAAAAAGGATATCGGGTGTACTTGGTGGAAGAAGGTGTGGACCGGGTACTGGATACCTACCGCAGCTTCTTTCCTGCTGATTATCAGTCTAAGGTATCTATACCTTTTCTCAGGAAGTACGGACTGTACATGTTGTTTGAGACTGACTTATTAAACTGGAAAATTGCTGAGGAACGCAAAGCTCTGGAATCTAAAGCCGACATAGTAATAGCCGATCGCACTGTTTTAGATGTAGCCGTATATGCTCTTTTGTGGGGAACTTTCAGGGAGAATAAAGAGGAACTGAGCTATTTGCTTGATGAAATATACCACTATGTAAACAGTATTAGCTGTCCTTACGATTTGATAGTACATGTCCCTTATCTAACTCCTGAAGAGCGTGGGGAAGAATCCGACTGCTGTGATGCTGCAGTGGAAAATCAGCGGATACAGGATATAGTTATCTCCATGCTGTACGGCACTCTTCCCTTCTGGATTCCAGTTTATGAAGTGGAAAGTAAAGTGCTTTCCATGCGGGTGCAGGAAGTAGCTGAGGCTATCCAAGATGTGTGTGCATTTATAGATAAACGAGATAAATACCCATTTTCATGCCGTTAAAGGAGGAATATGGATGGCTGCTGCAACTCTCTTTACTCCTATGAGCAAAAATGCAGAAACTATCATGAAGGCACGCTACTTGCTGGAAGGTGAAAGTTCTTGGAGCGATGTGTGTCAAAGGATAGCTCGCTTCGTGGCTTCTGGAGGAGTCATTCACGACTGCGAAACTTTAGAGGATATTGTCAATTTTGAATTGGACCTGTACAGGGCTTTGGTAGAGCGGGTATTTATTTTCAATTCTCCCTGCCTTTTCAATGCTGGTTTAGGTATAGATCCCCATCTTCTTTATAAGTCAGTTGAAGAGATGACTCGTGCTGACTACGAAAAGATTTACAACAGCCGCAACTATCGTCATAACCTATCTGCCTGCTTTGTGGTTCCTGTAGAGAATTCCATTGAGGGTATTTACAACGCTTTGTTTAATGCAGCGGTGATCAGTAAAGTAGGCGGCGGAGTTGGCTATGATTTTTCAAAACTTTCTCACAAAGGAAGACCTTTGGATTCTGGGGTGGGAGTGGCCTCTGGACCGGTATCTTTTATGAAGCTTTTTGATGCTTCAGCCCAGGCTATTCTTCAGGGAGGTAGAAGGCGTTCTGCCCAAATGGCAGTTTTAAGTGTTGACCATCCCGACATCATGGAGTTTATAACCAGCAAACTGGATCCCAACAATCTACAGTTTTTCAACATTTCAGTTATGGTGAACCACAAGTTTATGAGAGCTGTATCCCAGAACGAAGAATTTCCTTTGTTAGACCCCAGAACTAAAGAAGTAGTAAGGACGATAAGAGCTCATGAGGTTTGGGACACCATAGTGGAGTGTGCCTGGAGAACTGGAGATCCCGGTGTTTTGTTCTTTGAAAACATCAATCAAGATGCTTTCATTACAGGGGAATACATTACAGCTACTAATCCTTGCGGGGAGATACCTACTTACAGTAACCTTTCTTGTAACTTAGGACACATTGACTTGTCTAAATTGGTTAATGCTGACGGTGAATTTGACTGGGACAGATTTCATCGGTTGATACGCTTCGGTATTAAGGCTCTTGATCGGGTAATCGATGTAGCGGTATTTCCTACTGAGGATATAGGCAACCGTACCCGCAAGTTTCGTCCAGTGGGTTTGGGAGTTATGGGGTTTGCTCACTTACTGTTTAAGCTCGGTTATACCTACGGCGATGTGCAGTGTATAGAGTTGGTGCATAAGCTGGGCAGGTTCTTAAGAGATACCAGTATTCGAACTTCACAGGAGCTGGCTAAACGCTATGGAAGGTTTTTAGGGTATGAGGACAGCTATCAAGCTTTAAGCAATTCCCGTATTATTAAGGAATTTTGTATTGATAACGGCTTGTCAGTTACTGATTTTTTGGATATAGGACTGCGCAATGCCACCTGGAATACCATCGCACCTACAGGTACCTGTTCGCTGATATGCGATACTTCCTCGGGTATAGAGCCTGTTTTTGCTTTGAAGCATATTAGAAAGTACATTGACGGAGAAGAAACCAAAGAAATGGAAGTTTTAGATCCTTTATATGAGGAATGGATTAAAAAGCATGGAGAGCATGCAACTCCTCCAGAATACTTTGTGGATGCTCATACCGTTCCACCTTCCAATCATATTAAGGTTCAGGCAGCTTGGCAGAAATACATATCTAACGGTGTTTCTAAAACCATCAATTTACCTCACGATGCTACTAAACAGGAAGTTGCTGAGGTTTACTGGACTGCTTGGAAAGAGGGATGTAAAGGAGTGACTGTATTTAGAGATGGGTGCAAAGGAGAGCAAGTACTTTATAGAGCAGATTCGGGAAAGTCTAGCCAGAATTCAAGCCCAACTTACCAGAGAAGCTCGGCAGCTTCTGGGGGAGGAATATGTTGTGGAAGTACGGCTGGTGAAGGCTGTAGAAGCGAAATCTACCCCTCTCCAAGACCCAAAACCACCCGAGGATTCACGACCGAGTTCGCCGTTGCCTGCGGAACCCTCTACGTGACTTTAAACATTGACGATCAAGGACGTCCTTTAGAGACTTTCTTGAATACCGGTAAAGGGGGTGTATGTAGAGCAAATATTGAAGCAGTTTCCAGGCTAACTTCTATACTGCTCCGCTCCGGAGTTAATTTACAGCAAATAGTGCACCAGTTAAAGGGAATTCGCTGTCCTGTGTGTATGGCCCAGGGAAAGGAGGTGTTTTCCTGTGCGGATGCTTTAGCTAGAGTGTTGAGTAACCATGTGGTGTTTTTGGAAGCGGTTAATAGCGAGTCAGTAGAAGATCCTCAAGACGCTGAGGAAGCAGCAACTGGTGGCGCTGTATGTCCTAAGTGTGGAGGCACTATTGCCACCATTGAAGGATGCTACACCTGTTTGGATTGCGGTGAGAGTAAGTGTTCATAAGGAGGTGTCGTTTTTTTGGGATCTAAAGAGTATTCAGTAGGAGTTAACTTTGCTTTCAAAGAGAATATCGATTCTTCAGTACCTGTCACTTTGATTATGGATGTTGCTTTGGAATTTAAGGATCCAGTTATTGATGAAGAGATGCAAAAGTATGCAGATGCTCTTCACAAATTGTTTACGGACGTGGCAGATGAGGTCAGATCCTGTCCGAAGTTATCTGAAGTAAGCGGATACTTGAACCAAATATTGTCTAAAAAGATATTGGATATTGTTGATGTAGGACTCCTATCTTGGTGGACTGCTAGCGTCCAAGTTACGATAGGAGACGAGCGTGGAAACAGCTCAGTACATATTTATCGATAGCACCGGGCTCGATAAGGGCCCGGCTGTAAGGAGGTATTGATTGTAGTGCTTAAAAAGAGGAGGAAACCGGAAGAGCTTTTTAAGCTGGTGCAGGAGCTTAAGGAAGCTATTGAAAAACAGAATGCTCTTTTAGAAGAGATTAAAGGTATGTTGGGTAAGGCAGTAGTCTTTGTTAACGTGGGAAATCAAACCAGCCAAGATTTTCTCATTGAGGACTTTCATAGTTTAGACAGTAGTGGGTGCTTGTTTCGAATACTAAAACGGGAGCTGTAGTTGTGAGACGCTGGGAGGGTTAAGAGGTGTTCTCGGTTAATGCGGAGTGGTTGTTTGTATTTAGGGAATTAAAAGTAGAGTTGAAGAAATCTCTTCCCGAGCTTTTATCTTCGGAGGAGTTTGTTGTGGTATGGGACCCAGTTCGTGAAGATTTTCGATTTACTGTTGAGGTTAATAAGCCTATTTACCGCTTCCCTTTTTACTTGATGTGTACTGTAAATGCTTTTAAAGAACCTTTGCTTTCTGCTTGGAAGACATGGGTTACTGACAACCCAAATGGTAGCGCATTCCATCAACAGGCTGCTACCTTTTTTGCTCGTTTGATAGAGTTCCTAAATTCTTATCTTGAGGAAGAGCCGTACAGCTTGAAAGTAGTGGATAGCCTTTTTTCTAATAAAAGCGGACTTCCCGACATATACTTGGAAACAAGTCCCAGCAATAAGTTAAGCGGTGAATCCCGTATAGGTCAAGTGCGTAAGGTGGAAATTACTACTAGCGGCTTTGAAGCTTTGGTTAAAGTGGATTTGGAGTCTTTCTATTTTAAAGATGTATCTATAAATGAAATTGGCGAGTACATAAGGACTCAACTGGTTAACAGTTTGTGCAAGATATGTAATGTTTTAGGAATTATTTTTGGAGTAACTGATCGCTGTGTTTATATTTCAAAAGATGTAGCTGAAATGCTCAAAGATGAATTGATACTTTGGATGCAGCTTTCCAGGATAGGAGAGGAGGAGTGAGCCACTTGTATTTAGAAGCTTTTAAAGAAGGGGATATTGTTTTCAAAGGTAATTTTAAACATATGCTTTTGGGTTGGTCTCCACATCCCGATGATGATTTGCTACGGGTAGGATTGCTCAGTAAGTATCTTGGTGGTTATGCTGAAGTAGAAATAAACACTTTGCGACAGAGGTTTATGTTTGACTTTACTTCTGAAGGTGAATGCTACCTCAGGTTGGTGGATACTCTCTTCTACAACCGCTACCTAACTCCAGCAAGTATTATTCGCAGGTTTCTTTTATATCTGAAAAGCAAACGCGACTTGGATCTGTTTTTGAAAGTCTATACCGAAAATTACTTAGATATTTTTCGTACTAATGCACCTCCTCAATATGCAGATTGGATAGAGGATGTAGATATATGGCTTGAAGAAGGAGGTAAGTATATCTGCGGTGTTATGAATTCTGGTGCTTCAGTAAGTATAGCTGTACACGGACGTCAGGAGTTGTACGTTGTTGAAACTTGGCCTTTGGGAAAGATTCGATGTTCTACTATGCTTCAGAAAAGAGCTTTCAGGGAAGATTCTTCAGAGGAAGGAGGTAGGTAATATGTCTTATGCAATTCAAGATTCTGGACAGCGAGAGGAGTTCACAACTGGTGCAGTAAGAGATATTAGAGAAGGTAAGGGTAGGTTCGATTTAGTTTCTCCTTTTGCTTTGATGCGCTTGGCTAAATGGTATGAAGCGGGGGCTAAAAAATATTCGGAACGCAATTGGGAAAAGGGTATGCCCTTTTCAAGGTTTTTGGATTCAGCATTGAGGCATTTAATCAAGTACCAGATGGGTATGAGTGATGAAGACCACCTGGCGGCTGCAGCCTGGAATGTGTTTGCCATTATGCATTTTGAAGAACTGGGAAGGATAGATTTGAATGATTTACCAGTTTATCAAAAATTCAGCAAGAAGACTCCATCTTCTCTAAGATGGAGATGAATTGCTAAAGAATACGATATAATATTCTTTAGGTGATGTAAAATGTACAAAACTCAGAAAAATCATATAAGATGCAACAAACAAACATACAGACTACTGCGGATATTATGCCATGTATCAAAAAACCTGTACAATTATGCTCTTTACCACATAAGGCAGCACTATTTCAATACTCAACAATATCTACGATATGAAAGTGTATATCACATTGTAAAAGAGAACAAAAACTACAGACTGCTTCCATCACAGGTTGCCCAGCAGACAGTACAAGCAGTAGACGAAGCTTTTAAGTCGTTTTTTAAACTACTGGCAACTAAGAAAGAGGGAAAAATCGATTGGAAAGTTTCTCCACCGAAGTATCTGCCAAAGGATGGCATGTTTCTTCTCAGTTTTCCGAAAGACCAGTTCAAGGTAGAAAAAGACAAAGTAAGACTTAGCCTTGGCAGGAATTTTTACAGGGAGTTTGGGGTAAGGCACTTGTATTTTGACCTGCCAGCTAACATTTTGGGCAAGAGAATAAAAGAGGTCAGGATACTGCCAAAGTTTCATGGCAGATGGTTTGAAATTGAGTATGTGTATGAGGAAGAAAAACAGTCTTATAGTCTTGACAAAAGTAAGTACTTATCTATAGACCTTGGGCTTGACAACTTTGCATCGGTGGTTGATACCATCGGGACTGCTTTTTTGATAGAAGGCAGGTATATAAAATCAATCAACCGATGGTACAACAAGGAAAGAGCAAGACTGCAAAGTATATACTCGAAACAGGGGATTAGATATGGTTCAAAACTTGCAAAGATTTCCCTCAAGAGGCAGCATGTAGTTGACAACTTTTTGAATCAGGCAGTAAGTTTAATAACCAAGCACTGTTTGAACAACCAGATAGGCACAATAGTAATTGGAAAAATGAAGGATATAAAGCAGGAGATAAATCTTGGCAGGGTAAACAATCAAAATTTTGTGAGCATACCGTATGATAAGTTCAAGAGGAAACTCAGAGCAAAGTGTGAAGAGTATGGTATAGAGTACATTGAAGAAGATGAAAGTTTCACATCGCAGATGTGTAGCAGGTGCAAGGTTGTGAGGAAAGGTAACAGAAAATATAGAGGGTTGTATGTATGCAAAGATTGTGGGAATGTGATGAATGCGGATATAAACGGAGCGATAAATATACTTGCAAAAGTAGCTGGCGAGTCTGCTGCAAAGCAGATAGTCAGTAGTGGGCGTGTGAACCGTCCTGTGAGAATAAGGGTAGTGTAAAAACTACCAAACTTCTCACGAGGCCTCCACCTCTAAAGGTGGATGGTAGTTCACTAGAAGTCTGTTTGTTGATGTTAAGAACGAACTGTATGAGCTTTTGTTTGGGGAATTGAAGCTGTGATCTGTTGATTAACTAAAGGAGGCATCACGTTGTTTTTAACTATACCTATTTGTGATAAAGAACTTGATGATAAAAACAGGGAAGAAATTAGGCAGTTGGTTTCTCAGCTTACGAAGGCAATAGCTTCCAGCTGTAAAGGTGGCACTAAGAGGGAATTAGAACAGAAAGTTGTCTGGGTACACAATCTTCTGCACAGAGAATTTCAAAAGGTTGTCAAGGAAAGTGAGGAGGAGTTAAAGTGTTACCTGCAGAACCGATAAAACATCCTACATTAGGCGAATACTACAAGATGTCTATAACTCTTGAGGAAAATTTTGCAGGAAGGAAATGTTCTTCTTGTAACCACGTTGTGGTGGTGTTCTACTACTGGATAAACGACAACGGAGAAATAAGCAGAACCCCTCTTGTTAATTCTCTTCCCGTGTATTGCCCTTTGTGTGGAAGGAAATTGGAAGGAGGTAGTACAAACCATGTTTGATAATGTTTTTAGTGACATCTTCACTGCTCTTACGATCTCCCGCCGGGAAAGCCCACCCACTTCAGTGGTGGGAAGAGGTCACAAGGAGTGGGTGAGTAATGGCTAATCCAGGTGATTTTCACGATTTTTGTGTGAGATGTGGGAAGCTGGTTCACTATGAGGATATGCATTGTCTTGGTGATAGTTGGTATTGTTCTGAATGTCACAAGGAAATAACGGGTAAGCTTAATGATACGCGTAAAGTGTTATGGGTATCTGAAGATGATGGTTACTGTGATTGAGAGGTGGAGTTTGTGGAAGCTGTTGTTAAGGAAGTACAAATACTTAAAGCAATAACGGCTTATGTCGAAAAACACCAAAGGCCTATAACTCAACATATGCTGGATGCTTTGGGAATACCGAAGAGCAAGGTTAAAAAATTGGTGCGTAGAGGACACTTAAATGAAATATATTTAACTACTTCTCGTGGGTATATCTTAAGCTACGCACCGGTAACCTGGAACCCACCGGAAGGAGTACTCAATCCCTTGTACCGGGGAGGTGTTAAGTAGCTGTGTGGTTTTGGTTACTTCTACCCTTCTTTATTTAAAATTTCAAAGATGATTGATAAAATAACGCGTGAAGAGAGACTTTTTGAAGGAGTAGATAAACATGAATTATTGAAGGCTATTTCGGAAATGCTAAGTGAGACTTCTCTTGAATTGAGTGAAATTTCCGATGAAGAACTTTATGAAAGAATAGAGCGGATTTTAGCATTAGAAGCGATGTCAGGGCTCTTGAGGGACCTGGATCCTGAACAAATTGAAATATTTGATGAAGCAGTAAAGAGGAGACTTCTTTTTAAATGACATATGTACTTGATACGAATATCATAACGGCAATTCTGAAAGATAATGAAAAAATAAAACGGATAGCGCGAAGAAAGGCGTTAGAGGGCAAAAAAATCTTCATAAATGGGATAAGTTATTATGAGATAAAGCGTGGCCTTTTGGCAGCTAATGCCACCACTAAGTTAACAAAGTTTGAATCACTTTGTAAAACACTTGGTTTGGTACTATTGGACACTCGGGATATTTTTGATATAGCTTCGAAAGTCTATGCCAATTTGAAACAAAGAGGCGAACTCCTAAAAGATGCAGATATTTTAATCTGCTGGCAGTATTCTGGGGTTTGGTTCATAAAGTGGTGCGGTACCAGGAGCACTTCGATACGGCTTGTACGTATCGCATGCTTTTCTACTCAAATGTGGCTTTGTTGGTTTTGTTTGTGTCTATTGGATACCTGTTCGGCTTGTTGATATACAAGTTAGTCACTTGGATATACGCCTAAACTAAACTAAATCTTAGTTTAGGAATATTTTATATATGGATAGTGTTTGTATATTAAGGAGGTTTGCTTAATTATGGCGAAAAGTAAAGGTAAAGGAAGCAAGAAAACTGAGGGGAAAAAGCTTCCTCCTCCCGGACCAGGTAGTGGTAGGTTTAAGGCTTTAGTGCAGAAGCTTAAAAAGCAGGGAAAGTCGGAAGAATCGGCAAAGAAGATAGCTGCAGCTATCGGGCGGAAGAAGTACGGTGCAAAGAAAATGGCTCAATGGGCAGCCGAAGGTAGAAAGAGAGCTGCCAAGAAAGGAAAGTAAAAAATTGTCAACTACCCCACCCTATAGAGGGTGGAGCTTGTAAAAGCTCAAGTTGCCGTGTTGCGGTATGGTTTTAGACCGCGACGTTAATGCGGCACTGAACATTTTAGCCTTGGGGCTGCAAGGCTTGGGGTTATCCCCTAGAAGCCCACGACTTTAGTCGTGGGAGCAGTCACAAAGATTTAAAACTATTGAGTAAAAGAAAAACATTATTATGGGAAAGGAGGGAAGGCGTTTCCTCCCCAACTTAAAGAAGTTGGGGTCTCCACGCCTTAATTTTGATGAAGAACGGAAGATTTTCCAAGGAAAAGGGGAAGCGTGGAGAAAGAGAGTTTGTGCATTTTTGCTCCCAGTTTGATTGGCTGGTTGACTTAGTCAAGAGCCTAAACATGATACTGCGGAGAGGAGCACAAGTTAAAGGCACGCCAGATTCCCCTGACGTGGAAGGTCTTCCGTTCTTACATATGGAGGTGAAGCGAAGAGAGAGGTTTGATGTTTACGACTTCTTACAGCAGGCAGAAAGTGAGGCGGGAGAAGGAGAAATACCTATAGTAGCTTGTAGAAAGAATCGCAAGAAGTGGCTGGTGGTTCTTTCTGCAGATGTGTTCTTTAACGAATTCTACCGCATTTATTTGGAGAATAAACTGAAGCAGGAAAGGAGTGTAAAGGACGAGTGGGTCAATCATTAATAGCTTTACTAGCATTTCCCGCTACTTGTTTGGCAGTAGCTGCCTACTTCTACTTCCGCCTGCGCAGTTTAAAAGAACCCTTACAACCACTGCAGGAGCGCAGGAAAACTTTGTACGCTTTTTACATTTACACCTTGCTGGTTCTGTGTAGCGGTTACTTTGTAAGAGTCGCTGTGGAAAAACTGTTGAGCAGATTTTGAGTAAGATACACAGCATTCTATAGGAGGAACTAACGATGAATTCAGATTTAGAAAAGGTATTGGATCAGTATATGCCGTTGATATTAAAGCTGTGTGGTAGCTACAGCAAGAAGTACCACATAGACTACTGGGATCTTTATGGAGAAGCCTGTGTTAAATTTGTAGAGTTTTACAAAGCTTACACCTCCAAACCGCTTGATGACCAGTATGAGCGTGGCGTAGACTTTCCGTTTTACATCAGCCATAAGCTTCGTTATGCCCTCTTCAACTACGTACGCAAGGAACGAGAACTGAACAAAAGAGTTTTTACTTCCCACAATTTAGACTGGAACAGCAGTACCGATACCGTGGAGATAGAGGATGCAATTATTGATAGACTACTTATTGAAGAAATGCTCGACTATCTTAAGCAGGAAGATGAGCGGAAGTACCTAATGCTTTCTGCTTATTTAGGTAATGGCTGCAGTGTTGATGAAGAATTAGCCAGTTTTTTTGATTTAAGTACTCAGAAATTCAACGAAGAAATCAACAAAATATTTACTGAGCTGAGGGAGAAGTTTGATGACCAGTACTGAAGTATCTCTTACCCCACCAAGTAAACCAGCTATACGTAGACTATACCAACTGATCAATGAATGTGATTGGTTTGAGGAAAAAGTAACTGCTTACCTTGAGGAGGGCCTGGCTACTGGTACAGTAGCTAAAAAGATTTCATCCACTTACGGTGTACCATTAGGTAAAGGTACTGTTGATGCCTTTCTGTACTTTAAGAGTGTAGCGGAGAAGCAGGGAATATCAGTAGCAGATGCTGTTTACCGCTACTTGAAAGAAACTGCTTCTTCCTATCTGGATAGGCTGGAAAAGGAATTTAGCGCCTACCGCAGCGTAAGGGAAGTGGTTGATGATGTGCAGGTTTTGGATAGCATTGTCCTGCGAGGACTTAAGGCTCTCAAGAATCAAGAGGTATTTGTATCGCCGAGGGAAGTTATTCAGGCTCTTTCTTTGAAAGACAACCTGCTGAACAAGTATCGGGATGCCTTAGTAAAGAGAATAGTACAGCTCGAAGATGCGGTGTTGAAAATCATTCAGATTATTTCCGAAGAGCTTCCTGAGGATTTACTTGAAAAGGTGCGCAATCGTATTGTACTTGAAGTGGGAGAAATAGAGAGGGAGTAATAATATGAGTTTAAAGGACTTAATCAACGACGGCTTTAGACAGGCAGCTAGAGAACCCGCTGATCGTGATGTATTCATAGAGAATTTGGTAGCTCAACTGCAGGAAACCATACAGGAACAGATAAGGTTACTTCGAGTAGCTCCGGTTAGAGATCATTCTAAAATACTGGATACCATTAATAGCTTAACTAAGCTTTACCTTTTGCTTACTGGAGAGGCTACTGAGCGAAGAGAAACGGTAAACACTTTAACCCAGCAGATAAATGTTAAAGTGATGGTAGAAGAGCTTAAGGAGCTTTTGAGTTCTGAAGGAGAGGAAAAGGATTTGAACTACTTGGACACAGTAGCCTTTGAGGTGCTTGATGATGGCGAAGAAGATACAGAAAGAAGTTCTTGAATTATACCTGCAGGAGCGGGCAAAGGAAAAACCTTCAGTATTTGCCCAGCTCTACCGTACTTTAAAAGGGCATAAGTTCCGCTACATTTCCAAAACCGATCCCCATTTCCATCGTCCTTTTTTCATTCAAATTATAGATGATATGAGCCAGGATAAAGTTATCAAGAAGGCTCGTCAGATTGGAGCTTCTGAATCCCACGTTAATGAGGTTCTTTGGTTTTTATGCAACCACCAATTTGTCAATGCCATATACACTTTTCCTCGTGATAAACAGCTTATACCTTTTTCCAAGACCCGTGTGGATCCAGCTATTGATGGTTCTGAGTACATTTCTTCTTTCTGCCCTCCCAACATTAGGGTTCGTAATGTATATCAAAAGGCTTTTCTGCCCACTTCTTCCAACCTGTTTATGGTATCTGCTTGGGAATCAGGGCTTGGTGAAGGTATGTCGGCTGATATGCTGTGTTTTGATGAGTACGACCGCATGCAGGATGATGTAGAGACCGCATTCTCGGAGGCTATTTCAGCGTCCAAGTATAAGCTGCTGAGGAGGTTTTCTACTCCTACTACTCCCAACCGCGGTGTGGCTAAACTTTATAACATTTCTACACAGCACCGCTACTTTCATAAATGCGACCACTGTGGAGAGTGGCAGTACCTTACTTTTGAGGATAATTTGGTTTTGGTAAACCCACAGGGAGTTAATGAGGCTCTACAAACCATAGAGGATGGTTCCTATAAAATAGTGTGTAAGAAGTGTAAGAAAGAGCTTAACCGCATGGGCATGGGAAAGTGGATAGCCAGTTATGAAAACCGAGATATTGTAGGTTACCACATTTCTCAGCTTGACTGTCCCTGGATATCAGCAGATGAAATAATGCGCAAGCGCTTTAAGTACACCAGCGACCAGCTCTTTTACAACTACGTGTTAGGTTTGGAATACCAAAGTACTGGTCTCTTGCTTACTGAAGATGACTTCTACAAAGCAGTTAATCCTAACATCGGTCCTACCTTTGCTCGTGGTGAATGCGTAATGGTTACTGCTGGGATTGACTGGGGTAGGACTAACTGGGTAGTTGTTTTGGGGTTACTTCCTTCTGGAAGGGTTCGACTGCTCAACCTGTTTATGGTGGAGGATACTAACATTCCTTTAGAACAGGTGAGGTTGATTGCTTCTAAACTATCTCTCTATCAGCCGGAAGTAATTGTATGTGACAGCGGTTACGGTCAGGATAGAAACTCCGAGCTCCTAAACTTCTTCCCGGGCAGGGTTTACAGCTGTATGTATGTAGATAAAGGATTTTTGGCTAATTGGAATCCCAGCAAATTCACAGTAAGAGCTAACCGTACCATGTCCATTATGCAGTTGATTGGAGCTATTAAAAGAGGTATGATAGAGTTTTGGAAAATAGATAACAACTTAAAGCCTTTAATTCAGCATTTTTTGAATTTAGCTATACTTAACGAAGAAGAAGAAACTGGAGAGATAACGGAAACTGTGGTTAACAATGGTCCTGATCACTTAGTGCACGCTTTCAATTATGCTTATTTAGCTATAGATAGAGAAAGAATACATAATATAAAACATGGTTCTTTTGACTTTACCTTTGTTGAAGAGCCTGCTCACGGTAAATCTCCTTACATACCGGCACCGTTTACCATCCCTACTCTTGAGGAGTTTGACCGCTGGTTTTGGGAAAGAGTAAAAGAAGATGAGTACCACTTGTTTTAAAGGAAGGAGGTTTTTAAGGTGGGAAAATACTGTCCGCTAACCGGTAAGGAATGCTTTGGTGCAGATTGTGCTATGTTTTTAGATGACACTTCAGAATGCAGTTTTGTAACTCTTGCTAGAGCAGTTAACTTTTTTGTAGACTATGACTGGCAGGTTACAGCAGTATCCAACATGGAGGTTATTCCTCCTTTCAATGAAGATGATAATGAAACAATGTCAACCACCCCCGAATAAATTCGGGGGCTTGCGATGGCGGCAGCAAGGCAACGGTTGACTAGGCCAAGCGGTACCCAATCCGCTACGTCCAGTGGGCTACCAAGTACCCTGGGGTGCCGCCCTAGCTCCAGGCTCTACGGCAGAACCGCTTAATGCCACGCATGGCAAAGACCATGCTAAGCCTGCTGGACATGGCCGAAGGGCTGAACATACTCCGACAAGGAGGCTTACCGCATGAGGTTTGTTCCTGTTGTTGATAAGAATGGCAATCCTCTAATGCCAACAAAACCTTCGAGGGCAAGGCGATGGATTAAGTCTGGTAAAGCTACTCCGTTTTGGAGCAAAGGTGTGTTTTGTGTAAGGCTCAATGTTGAACCTTCAGCTAGGTATAAACAACCGATAGCTGTGGGCATTGATCTAGGAAGCAAGATGGAAGGATATTCAGTTAAGTCAGAAGCACACACATATCTTAACGTTCAAGCGCACGCTGTAACGCACGTTAAGGAAGCTGTAGAAACCAGACGCAATATGCGCAGAGCCAGAAGGTATCGCAAAACTCGCAGACGCCCTGCCAAGTTTAACAACCGTAAGAATAAAGACTTACCTCCTTCAACGAAAGCGCGTTGGCAGTGGCGGTTGAGGATAGCTAAATGGTTAACGAGACTCTTCCCAGTAACTGTCTTCGTGGTTGAAAATATCAAAGCTACTACAAGACCTGGTAAGAAACGCTGGAATCAATCCTTTACGCCACTTGAAGTAGGCAAGACATGGTTTTACTCGGAATTAGCTAGATTTGGTCAAGTGTACACAAAGGAAGGCTGGGAAACAAAACAGCTAAGGAAGTCTCATGGGTTGAAGAAAACAAGCAGGAAACTGGACGAGTCATTTGACGCGCACTGCGTTGACGCATGGTGCTTGGCTAACTGGTATACTGGCGGCCATGTTCAACCAGACAATACAGAACTGCTTGTCGTTGTACCACTGCGGTTTAACCGAAGGCAATTGCATATGTTGCAGTTCGCCAAAGGTGGTGTCCGCAGGAGACAAGGTGGTACAAGGTCACTTGGCTTCAAACGTGGCAGTTACGTTAAGCACCCAAAATACGGCCTGTGCTATGTTGGCGGGCACATAAACAACAGAATAAGCCTGCATGACATCAATACTGGCAAGAGACTAACCCAACGGGCTAAACCAGATGATTGCAAGTTTGTATGTTTTGCCTCTTGGAGGTACAAATACGTTGCATAGAAGGGAGGTTAGGCGGCTTTCCTCCCCCGATTAAAATCGGGGGCATCCAGCCGCAATTACCTGTGAAGATACTTGTTGACGTTCACAGTCAACTGTGGTATACTTTACTCAGCCCTGCCTTTTTTGTTTTTTGAGCTTTAACAGTTCTCTGCGCAGTTCGTCGTTTTTCTTGCGCAGTACATTTAACTGCTCTTCAAATTCTTTCTTCATTTGCTCGTACATTTCTTCCCGCATTTCAGATATTACTTCGGTTACTATTCTGGCTAAATGATTTGCCAATGCTTCTCGAGCTTCTTTATTCTCTTCTATCTTCTTTACGGCCCTTTTTATCTGCTGCTGTAAATCACTTACAGCTTGATTGGTTACCTGTGCTACTTCAGCGCTTACCGTTTTAGCTATTTCTCTACCTATCAAATCCACCATTAGGGGATTGACATAGTCTCTGAGTGCCATACGCATTCCGGACCATACTGAATCCCTTATTTCTGGATCGATGCTACCCACTCCTCTTCCCTCCTTCCAGTTTCTTTCTGGTATAAAGCATTTATTTCTTCTCGGTACTTTTCGGGTATCTGGTCTTTCCACCTCTGCATCCACTTGGTAAACCACATTTCTTTCCAGCGTTCTACTTCTTCATTATACACTTCCTGCTGGATAGCTTCGGTACTTGGTTCTACATTCTCCGGTAAGGTACGCAGCAGCAGATAGCAGGAAAGCAATGGTCGATAGTCATCTAGTCGGTAGTTTATAGGTAGTGTGTAGTCCCTCCTTAATCTGTTCAGTACTCTATGCTGTGGTGCTGTAGCTGTTGCTAAATCCAAAGCATCATGACCAAACTTATCGTCCACTTCTTTTAAATCATAACTTCTAATGGTAGGTATTCCTAAATGGTTTTTATACACTTTACCTACTATACCTTCTATGTCAGCAGGTCCTGCAAATCCTTCTATGAATTTCTCTATCGTTTCTTCATCAAGACGTTTAGGTTTAGCAGGTTTTTTCTTTTTTCTATCTTCTTCTTCTGGTTCTGGTGAAGGTATCCAGGGCTCTAAATTTGGTGCTATTATGAATAGGTAAATGAAAAATACCCATACTAAAAATATTAAAACTCCAAACATACATATCCCTCCTAACTCTTTATATCTTCAGTAGAGAAGATGGTGACTATTTCCCTATCTGCCAGCTCACTGTGAAACACCTCTTGGGCTTCTTTTCCTCTGGTGAAATAGGTATCTTTAGCATACTGGTTGCGGTAGCCTTTGTTTTTGTGCATTGGCTGTGGATACACTAAAACATAGCTGTTTTCTAAGTCATCTTCTTCTATAGCTATATAGTACTCATCTACTCTTGCTACGTAGCGGTGGTGTAAGTCAGCTACTGCCCTCCAGTCTCCCAAAGCATGCCAAAGATAGGCTACATTTTCTTTGGAGGGCCTTATATAAGGATGTTCTTCTACCAAATGGTTCAGGATTTCTTCTAAATCCTCCATAACTACTTTGTGTTCTCTGCATACTGCACGCTTGGGAAGCTCTTTTAAGCTTTCAATGATATTGGCATAGGCATCGTGAAGCTTGCTTATTAACATCTTTTTGCCGGTACCGTTTGCCAAACACAGCGGCTGGTCTTCAGCTTCTTTCGTCTTTTCTCCATACAGCTTGTTCTCTATACGGTTTTTCACTTCCTCATCTATATAGCTTTCTTGATTGATAGCTTCCAGCTCTTTCTCTTCAGTAAACATTAACTGCAGTCCTTTTTTGCGGTTAGGTCTGTCTACAATTATTTGATTTTTAAATTCGTTTAGCTCATAGTTGAGTTCGGTGTACTCACCAAGTATACGATGCAAAGTTATGGTTGCTGCTTTACGAGCCGTAACTTTATGTTTTTCTAAATAGTTTCGATGCTTGCTTTCCAGGTGCTTTATTATCTCCTTGATACCGTCGTTTAAGAAGTCCGTATACACGATTAACCTCATAGCCGCTGGTTTGTATAGAGAAGGTTCAAATATCTTATATCCAACATATGATGCTGCAAACTTCTCACCGCATATTGCACATCCAAAATGGTACATACTGTTGAGCTGTTTTTCGAAATCTTTCATTATCTTTTCCAGTATTTTCTTGGTTTCCGGATACACTTCTCCTCGTGCAAGCTGCGGAAAGTGCTGGCGCTTCTGCCTCAACCTCTTGAGATACTCCTGAACATACCTCGTTTTTATGTTGTATACAACCTGATTTTCTGGGTGTAATACATAGAAAAACCGGTAATTGTCTAACAGTTCTCCCGTCCACTTTTTCTTCCATATGGTTCCCAGCACTTGCTTAACGTAAGGATTACTTTTGCGAGCCATCAAATTCACCTCCTCATATATCCTCTACACTCTTTATGTATATCCTCTCGTGGGGTGTCACTTCCAAGTACTGCTCCTTGATTTCCTCTGGAATGTTGTAAGTTTTGCGGTTGATTAGAGATTTTTCTATGTAGTAGTTACCCACCTTTATCTTGCTCAAGGGAAGGCTCTTTATGTATTCCCTTATTTCTTTATCCACTTTGCTGTATTCTTCTACATATTCCAGAAGCTCTTCTCTTTTTGCTAACAATCCTTCCAAATAATTGCTGGAAAAAGGAACTACCTTTTCTTCTTCGTCTTTTTTGAATTCGGATTCACATTTGGCCTGATAAATGCAGTAGGCACATTCCCACTTGTGGTAGGGTATGGGTTCTGGTTCTTTATCCTTTTCCCAATGCTCTATGAGTTCTTCCCAATCCCGCTTAACCATATCTACCAGCATATCAAAAGGCATGGTTGCTTTTATAGCTACTTCCCTGATTCTTAAATCATCTTTAGATACATATACCAGGAATAGCTCATCTATGTTGTCCGGGTACATGAGATAGTAAGTGATTATCTGGTAAAGGTAGTGGTTATCTACATCGGTAGTTAAATAGTTGAATTTTCTGGAATGCACAGTTTTGAAGTCCATAAGGTATCTTCCAGCCGGAGTTTCTACAACGGCATCTATATGTCCCCTGCGGTGTTCATCTTCCACTTCGTATTCCTCGTGTATTAAGCTACCCTGCTCTTTAAGGATGTTCTGCAGCCAGCGGTGGAATATGTTACCTACTTCAAATACCCGCATGACTCTTGCTTCAGGTGAATTAGTAGGCTCTACTCCCTTTCTTTTCCAGTAGCGCATCAGCTTGCATCTTCCAGCATCGGAAACCCGAAATTTATCAGTTGGTGCTTCCTGTTCTTGAGCTTTGCTCTGTAGGTAGCTGTCAATGATATCAGTAAGCATAGTTTAACTACACTCCTTTCTCAAATTTTGTGTTGTATTCATCAAGAATTTCCTTAACTTCATAAGGGTCCCATTCGTGGTCTGGATACACATACTGCTTGACTTCATGATATTCTCCTTCATCACCCAAACCAAAGTTAACAATGGTAACCACTACGTCAGGATCGTTGCTTAACACCCTGTCTACCACGCCGTCTCTTATTACCACCAGAACATCTTGCTTTTTTATTGCCATTGTTTTTCACCTCCTCTTTTTCTTCAAACAATTCTTCCCAGCACGCTGTACACAGGGTTACTTCCACAGCATGCCGGTATTTACCCTGATATACGACCAGAAACTTCTGGTCTTCTCCAGCTTTGGACTTTCCACATCTGAAACAGGTTAGATAGTACGGAGTTCCTTTAGCTTCTTTAACTCTACTGGCTTTCTTTCCAGTTATCTGTGTAAACAATTCTTTGATTGCCCTGGCTGGATTTTTCAATCTTAAGTCCTCCCTAATTAACTTTAGTTTTAAAGGCACATTTAGTTGAATAAGTTTACAAAACTATTATACCACATCATCCCAGCTTGAAAAGCTGTGCATGTATAGCAACATTTGGGTACAGCTTGCTTATTTTCTTTTGCTGGTCTTTAGGTAGACACATATAAAACAGCACCCGCACAGCTTCCACTATTTTGTCTGTGGTTAAGGCTTTTTCACTAAGCAGCTGTACCTCTACTTTATCAATTTTAGTATTTTTGGGGTTGTGAATGACTACAGTTCTAACTATTTCTTCTTCGTCGGGATGCAGGTACTGGCTTTCAATGTTTTTGAGTTCTTTGGCAAATTCAGATATATATATTGTTTCTTCACTTTTAGCGTAGCATTTGTGGCTTGCAGCAATAGCTACATCCATAACCAGCTCACCTATATTATCTTCCAGAAAAGTAACACTGGGATAAACCCTTTCTACAAAGGAATGCAGCTGGTACATATGCGGAAGTATTTTCAAGTAAAGGTCATTGACTACAGATATGTTTAAAGCAGGATGTTTGTTGCCTTTATCTATGATTAATTTCTGACCTTCTATTCTTGCAGTTACAATTACTGCTCGGGTTATACTGTTGTTCTGACTGCGGTAAACTATTACGCCGTTTTCTGGTCTATCGGTAATTAGAGTAAAATAAGTTTCCGGATCCGGGTTTTGCATTGCTTTTATGAATTCTTTAACGGGAATGTAGTCTTTTCCAGATAAAAGGACTACAGCTACAAGGTTCCTTAACATGTAGAAATACTGATTACCGTACAGTTCTTTGTCTTTGTAAGTTGCTACGGCTACCGTTCTTTCTTCATCTTTTATTTCTAAAGGATACTTCACAGGCATCACCTTTACAGCTTATAGAGATTGTATGTGGTTATTAAATCCGGTAGGACTTCACTAAGCAGCTTTTTCACTTTGAGATTGCCGAGTTCGTAGTAGGTAAGACAGATTATGTCGCGGTAGGCTTTTAAGTAGTATAAAGCTTCTTCGTAGTTTATTGGTACATTGTCTATTACCAGTATTGTAGTATAGCAGATATAAGTGTCCTGATCGCCATACTTACATTTCTCTGTGGATTTAGTTAGTTTATTTGGATTCGGTATACTGAAGATAGGATACTCTTTTTTTGGATACATCTTTCGTACAATGCCTACACAGCGTTTTAAGCTTTCTAAGTCGTAAGATCCTGTGAGCTTCTTGTCTGCAAGATATTCTGGTATGAGCTGTTTTATTCTGCATACTACATACTCTACCGCTGGTTTGGTATTTGGTTTTTCTGGATTTCCTTCACACGGAGATACGTCCCAAAGCAGTCCTTCATTTAGCGTAAACTTATCTATAGCAGGATGGTCAAAGAGGGGATCGTCATTATATATATAGTCATTCAGTTTCTTGGTAACCTCATACATGTCCGGAGGTTTGCTTAAACCGTATCTGTAATGAAATCTCGTGTGCATCCTTGAGGTATTCAAGAAGTCAGTTATAGCTTTTTCGGACTCAAAGCTTTTCATTGTTTGCATGGTAACACCACCTTTACATATATACATTTTACCACTTTTAGTGCTTTTTGAATATCACAATTTCAGGGGGATTTTCGCTGTAACAAACACCGCATTTCTGACAGACACCCTTTTTCAGTTCATGGTAAGGACAGTAGTATCCCGTCCTTCTTATCTCCGGATCCAGTTCTGGGTAATCTACATATGCTCTTCTGACTATATTGCTGGGTACCTTTTCAGTATCTGGTACCATAGAGTAAAATATGGTTATGTTTTCCGGACAGTTCTTAAAATCCAGCATCCAGGATTTGGTCCAAGCAGCGAACTTCAACTGCGGTAATTGCAAAGCTATTTCCTTCCACTTATCGAGGTACTCTTGAGAATAGAAATCTCCAGATGCATGTATTCTTACTGCTTTTATTCCGTGCTTTTTGATTAAGTCGTTCAGTTCCTTTACTACATTTTCTACAAACGAAGCCTGCTTAGTTTGCTCTAGGCTGCGAAGTAACCCTATTTTCACTTTGGAAAAAAGGTATCTGCCTTTTCTTGCGTAGCAGTTATTCTTACACCATGTAGTTGCTCCTGGACAAGTTATCTGTGCTGGTAGTGAAAACACAGCTATTTTATTTCCTAGTTTGTGGTTTCCTAATTTTATAAGCGGCATAATATTTATCACCTCCTATACTAAAAGTTAGTTTAGTTGAACGAAAATCAAACAATAGTAATTTCAAGAGATATTCCATTTTCATCTATCTTAGTTTTAAGTACGTTGGCTTCAATCAGCTTCTTGAGTAAGAGCATTTTTACTTTTTCCACTTTTGCCAAATAAGTTTCCATAGGCATATCCAGGGATAAAAGCCCTTCTTCCTGGTCTATTGTTTCTTCAATACCTAACATTCGATATAAAGCAACTACTTCAGTTATAGTAGCCAATGCATTCACCTCCCTTTAATAATCAAAAAGCGGTAGGCTTGTGTTGCCTACCGCCTTTTAAATTCCTTGTTATCATTTACACATTTTCGGTTATTTGCCCACACCAACGGTATGCGCTGTATATAAGGAGAATGCATCGTGGTTGAGGCACTCAACGCATTCTTCACATAGCCATACCCCGTATATACGTATTTTACCAGTACGTTTTTTACACACCATGCACTTATTTCTATTTTCTTCAAGATGCTTGGCAAATGCTTGTTTTTCACGAGACACAACTAACCCTCCCTTCGGTTTTTTATGCTATCCAGGAGCTTTCTCAAATGGGCTACATATCTTTTTAGTTCTTCGTTCTTTAGTTCTTTCTCCTCTACTGCCACATTCATTTCCTTACGTAGTGCATTTATCAATTCTCCTTCCTTCAAATCCTGAATAAAAGATATGGAAGCTTCCGCAGATTTTCCAACTATACCGTCGTGGTGGTAAACTATGTTACCTGACTCATCTACTACCACGTTGCCTATGCATATAGGAAGTTTACATCCTGCTTCTACTAGTGCATCTACAAATTCCCTACCAAGCTTTGCAGCTGCTTCATTCACTTTGTGTATTAAGGTTTGTATTTCGGATTTTAACTGATCGGTTTCCGCATCCAATTTCTCTTCCCTCTCATGCACTTCACCAACCAATTCCAGTATTTGTTCTTTGATGTTTTCATACATCAGCATCCACTCCTTTCCATTAGTTTTCTTGGTGGAGCAAAAGCTCGTACGAGCTTTTGCTCTCACCGGTGAAGGAGGCTGACATTTTTTTTATTACTATACCATTGTTCATTTTAATTTTCAACTTCAGCATAGTTTAGTCAACTCCATCATCACACTACATCTTATTAAGAGCTTTTTCAGCCCTCTTCAATGCGTAGTATTCTGCATTGCTGATGGGAAGGTCTTCAGGATTTGCCTCGTTTAGTCTTCTGACGCTGTGGATATATGCTGCCATTCCCAGTATTTTCCTCTTTTCTTCTTCGCTTTTCTGATTTATTTGATGCAGCATAGCTCTTACTCTTCTTCGGTATTCACGGTCTACGTTCAGCTTGCTGTTAACTACCACTCCACACACTTTCTGTTTTTTCCAGTAAGGCATAACTCTTACATACTTAACTCTTAACTGCATATCGTGCTTAATGAGCCCTAACCCATACTTAAGCATTTCTCTCAGCTTTTGAGGATCATCTCCAGATATGGTTATATTATCTGCATATCTGGTGTAAGCTATATCGTGTTTAGCACAGGTCATTCCAAACTTCCAGTCAAACCTGGACATATACAAATTAGCTATGATGGGAGAAGTTGGTGCTCCCTGCGGTAGATAAGTTACCACCTCCCCATTTTTTTCTCTTGTTTTAAACACAGTATTTGTCAGCGTTTCTTTTACATGTTCAAGATACGGACGTTTGACTATGGATCTTGCTATATCAGCTATTTCTGTACCGACTTGAGGATAGAGACCGTAGAGTTTATCTACGGATATGGATCCAAAGAAGTCTTTGATATCTATAGCTGCTACATACTTCTTACCTACATGCGGCTGTGCATTAGTTGCTATGCTTCTTCCCGGCACAAATCCATGACTAAAAGGACAGAACAAACGGTTTCTAATCACATTGCTCCTCATCAGTTCATCGAACAGTTTCTTATACTGCTCCATTAATGCCGGTTTAGGCTCTTCTATGATTCTCCAACCACCTCCTCTTTTCTTCACCTTAAAGATGTTCCAGTTACCAGGATTATTAGGATCTATAAATGATTTACCCATTTATATTTTTGCACCTCCTTCCTATTTCTTGCACAGGTATGCTAAAGAATGCGCCACCGCAGGACGACCCAAAGGTCGGTCCGAGGACCTGGCACATTCTTTACCAATGGATGTTACTTATCTCTCATCGGCTGACGAAGCATCAGCCTTGATGTATACTGCTTTGTTTAAGCTTCTTATGTTGTTTTTACGTTACCTGTGCTTTACGTTTGGGTATGGACTGACCGCTGGCTCAGCGGTCAAGACCTTGCTTTTAGCAGGTTCTTTTGATACATCGGCTGACGAAGCATCACCCTTGATGTATACTGCTTTGTTTAAGCTTCTTATGTTGTTTTTTGCGTTAATGTTACCCAAACCTGGATACTTTTAAACTTGGGTATGTCCTTTCTCCAACGTGTGAACGTGTGCGTTCACACACCCGAGGAAGGCTTCAGGTAGGATCTTTTGGTACATTGGCTGACGAAACGTCAGCCTGATATATACTGCTTTGTTTAAGCTTCTTATGTTGTTTTAGTGTTACCCAAGTTTACATCTGTGGTGATATGATCCACCGGCGACAGTCATCCATCCAAGCCGATGCCATCGCGGTAGCTAGGCTTCTCTCGGTTGACGCAGCATCAACCTATGGCAGTTTATTTCCTGCCAGGTTTTACCACCGCATTCTTTATTCTTCATCATTGATTTTAATCAATATATCATACTCTATATCTTCAGGAGCTTTATCAGTTGTAGTTAATGCTATGACTTTGTCTACATTGTCTGGCTTATATACCATTTCCGGTTCCCCATTGTATCCATCAGTCATCAATATCACTATTATCTTATCTTTATCCAGTTCGCTTATCTTCTCAAATGCTGGAGCAAAGGAAGTACCACCACCTCCGTGAGTATTCTCAAACACTTCTTGCATATCTTGTACATCTTCAACCACGCTGTACACACTACAATCGCAAGCTATATAGGTTACTTTATACATTTCAATCAGTGCCTTAACTTCGGATAAGAAGGTTCTTAACTCTTCTTCTCCAATACTCCCTGAAGTATCAACTACTACCACAATATTGCGCTCTTCACCTAACAAAGTTGGAACATAGAAGTCATCCATCATATACAACTTGTTAGGTCTTCTATACGAGTAGTCGTTGCGCTCCATTACCGTGGTTATGGCGTCTTCCAGCAAGTCCTTCCAGGATACTTTTGAGTCTACCAATCTGTCTACTAATCTTTGCAATCCTGCTGGAATTTTTCCTATGCCTTTTTTAGCCATCTGGCTTACGTTTACTGCAGCTTCTCGTTCTTCCTGTTTCAATTTCCTGGATTCTTCATTGCTGTCTGGTTGTTTGTATATATCACTTATCTTTCCTCTGGCAATTATTTCTCCATCTTTTCCAATTACGGTAATCGTTCCGTCACTATCCACATGCACAGTTCCTGGGATAGGCTGTTGGTCTTTTTCCTCACCTTCTTGGCCACTTTCTTGACCGCTTCCATCAGGTAATCCCAAATCAATCATAACATTTCCCTGCGCATCAATAGTTACCCTTGGCGATATCTGCTTGGTAAACTTCTGTATTTCCTCATATATCTTTTCAGCATACACGTGTTTGTATTTTGCATTATATAGTGGAGATAAATCTGTTTGTTCGTTCACATATCCAGTAAAATTAGCTGGTTTCAACTTCATATCATCGATTAAAACCCAGTTTACTTCGAGGTCGGTGGCGATATTCCATAAGAAAGGATCCCTGTTTCCTCTTCTTCCATGAGTTCCAGTTATAACGTGGAGTGCTTCATGAGCCAACACAAAGCATATAGTTTCACTCTTGTGCTCAGCTAAACTTGGCGATACGTATAGCTTCTTATGTACAGGATCTATAGCTGCTACAAATCCCGGCTTTATATCCTCAACTACCAGCTGGCACTTCAAAAGCGGAAGTGCCAGCGCTGGATATTTAATCACCATCAATCCTATGTGTTCCCGGATTATCTGTTTCGGTGTTTTCCTTGTCATCTTAACCACCTCTTAAATCAAGCATTTTCAAAAGCAAACTTGAATTTCTTATACAACTTGGTGGTTACTGCTTTGCATTTTGGACTCAAGAATGCTTGTGGCTGTATTCCTTTGAGCCTCAAGTTCTTTATCAAAGCTATACCAAATGGTGAGAAGTAATCTGGAGCCTCTACTACGTATTCCACTATAGTTGGTAGGTTGTTTTCATCAGTCAAATCAACCAACGAAGATATAAGCATGTAGCTTCTTTCAGTTTCTTCTTCTTTGGGATATATCTTTTCACCTTTTATTACTTCCTTGATTACCTCATCTATTCCATAGCAATTCTCAACGAATTTAGCGAACTTCAATCCAGTACTATCTCCAAGCAATCCGCTAATGGTTGGTACGTCATCAAACTTTCCATATCTGGCTACCATTTCCCAAGTTCTGGGAGTTGGGAACGGCATATCTACACTTGGTTCATGACACAAATCGCTTGGATACATTTCCAAGTAACCTATTACTTCTGGTGCTAACTTTTTGCTATACCAGTACTGCTTGAAATCATCAAAGCTGGGAACTACTCCATAGTGGATAGCCCTATTTACCATTGCTGACGACATCTTGGATACGTTTACCTTGTCCTTCATACGATTGCCGGCACAGATAACCAGTGTTCCTTTAGGCAACGCATAATCTCCTATTTTCTTTTCCAGTACAATTCTCATAGCTGCATTCTGCACAGCAACTGGGGCAGTATTGAACTCGTCAAAAAACAGTATGAACTTCTCTTTAGGAAAGCTCAACGGGAAATACTCAGCTTCTTTGGTTTTTCTATTTGGGAACAAGAATCCTTTAAGCTCTACTGGATCCATCAAGGACAATACCATTACTTTGCATTCCAGCCCTGCTTCTTCTGCTACCTGATAAACTACTTGAGTTTTTCCAATACCCGGCTGTCCCCATAAGAATACTGCTGGTGGTTCATCCATTCCTGTCAAACGCATAAGCCTTTCTTTCAATTCATTTGGTGTAACAGTGAAATTCAATTCCATTTTTACATACCTCCTTTTATGTTTTTTATTCATTTTATGTTTTTTTTATTCAAAAGACCAAAGGGGAGAGAAGCGAAGCTTCTCTCCTCACCCCGAGAGGGGAAAGGATTATATCTTTGCTAATCCGCAGTAAGCTTTTATCTCATCGTTTATTTTTCTAATCGTAGACCTATCTGTTTTGGGATCGATTACCTGCAGCATGATTTCCTCATTTTCATAATTAACTATGAGTTCCACACGCGGATACTCGTTTGCTACTGACAAGCGTACGACGTGAATAAGTGCATTTACATCTGAAGCGTGCTTTGTATAAGATTTCATTGCGAACAGCCTGCTTTTCAATTTCATATACTCTTTTGGCAGCTCGTCTTCAAAGCTATGCTGTACGTTGAGTGTATTTGTTACTTTATCGGTTTTTAACTCCTCAATGGTTGTGTTGCAATTCAGCCATTCGGGTACCATCATAGGCAATCTTTTTGCTCCTTGTATACTGCTCATTTTTGCAATCCCAAATATCTTTGTATTCGCACTATGCTGGTAATATATTTTGATATATTCTGTCAACATTTTATCTTGGAAAAAATTTGCTGCTAACTCCGGCTCAAATCCATAGAATCTGATTTCTACTGATCCCTGCTTTTTCATCGGTCCTTCATGCGTAGTGTAGTATACTGCTCTTTGTACCCGCTTTCGTAGAGGCGGCAACCGCTTTCCACGTCTAGCAAGTATATAAACGCTTGTTTCTTTCGGGTGATCACTGTAGCCAATGTACAAGTTAATGTAATCCCCGGGATCACCGCTATGAGAGTTAGCTATAATAATGGTAGAGCTTGCCGTAAACTTTTGTACGCCTTCAGAATACCTATATTTATTTTCAAGTATTGATTCCAATTCTGCAACATGTGCCAATCCAGCAAACATTACTTTTCTTAGATCTTCCATAAGTTCGCTATTAGTTACAAATGCGACATTCACTTTATACAGGTTGCTTATCCATATTCCATGTATTTCTATGTTTTTGTTATATTTTTTCAACTTATTTGTAGTTTGCAGCTGATAATCTATAACTTGGAATATTTTATCCCTGTTCAGTTCTGGAATTGTTACTACTGTTTCCATTCCCACTTCATCAATTAGTTCTTTGTCAGCACCTTCTGTAAGCGGAATGTTATAGTCAATTTGTAGTCTAACATATTCTGGCTTTTCAAAAGCTACACCATTAATCATTAAATACACCACCTTTCTTAATTTATTCAAAAGACCAAAGAGGAGAGAAGCGAAGCTTCTCTCCTCACCCCGAGAGGGGAAAGGATTATATCTTTGCTTATATCTTTGCTAATCCGCAGTAAACCCTTACCTCATCATTTATTTTTTGCATAACAGATCTACTTGTCTTTGGATTAATTAAATGCAGCATGTTTTCCTCATTTTCGTAATCAACTATGGCTTCAAAGATTGATGATCCGCCTGGTCTTAAGTCTTCACTGATTGATAGACGTCTAACACGGACAGGTGCATTTATGTCGTGCTTTGTATAGGATCTTATTGTAGACAGTCTGCTCTTCAATTTCACATATTCTTTCGGAAGGCTGCCTCTCATGTAGTGGTGTATGTTGAGAGCACCAACTACTTTATCGGTTTTTAGCTCTTCGATGGTTCTATTGTAGTCCAGCCATTCAGATATTGACATAGGAAGCCTCTTTGCTTTTTTCACCTTACTTATTTTAGTGAGACTAAATGAGCGTACTCTTACAGGATTGTAGTATATCCTGATGTATTCTGACATTAGTTTGTCTTGGAAGAAATTTGCTGCTATTTCTGGCTCAAATCCACTTAATCTAATGTCCAGTACGCTCTTCCTATTTGGTTGTTCACCTCTTTCATAGTAGTGTACAGTTCTCTGTACATACTTTCGTATAGGTAGCTTTCCGTTTTCGTAGGTAGCAGCTATGTAAGCGCTTGTTGCTTTCGGATAAGAGCCGTAACCAATGTACAAATTGATATAATTTTCATAATCAAAGCTGTTAGTATTATTTATAGTAATGTCGGTACTTACTGTAAACTTTTGCATGACTTCGCCTTTATACCTGTTCTCAAGTATTGACATCCATTCTTTAACAAATACTAATCCAGCAAACATTACTTTTCTGAGATTTTCCATAAGCTCTTCGTTGGCTGTAAATGTCGAATTCACTTTATGCAGGTTATCCACCCATACTTCATTTATTCCTATGGTTTCATTGTATTTTTTCAACTTATTTGTAGTCTGTAACTGGTAGTCTATAGCTTGGAATATTATATCCCTATCTAATTTAGGTAACACTAATGTAGACTCCTTACCTAATCCCTGAATAAGCGGCTTGTTACTATTAGTTACTTTATCTGGTGTGTCGTAATCGATATGTAGTTTAACGTATTCTGGATTTTCGAAAATTATATTATTAATCACTAAGACTCACCACCTTTCTATTTTATTCAAAATCCTCAATTTCCTCGTCTATTTCCTCGTCTGTGATGTGGTAACCGATGTGAATACCCGAGGACTCTCCCGCAATCGCTTCGCCAGTTTCATTCTTCATCCTGCGATACGCACTGCGCACCATAGCCTCGATTTCCTCGTCTGTGGCGTGGCTACAGGAATAGTAATAACCACGATTTGCAATCCAAGGTTAAGTATGTTTTCTCTCGTTCCTTTTTACCTCCTTGGACGTCTCCTCTTTACTCTATCCCATAATATCTCAAAGCATCT